TCGTTTGTACATGATCTACAACACAAGCTTGGGGCCCGCAAGAGTAAGATGAGGTTAAGTAAAGGTACTCATATGAACTTACCACCCACCCATGTAATAATCGTAGATTGTGCCGTAGAAGATGCCAGTTCTCAAGACTTATGATCTAGCCCCTGATGGTATTCATATTAAAGTAAACTGGGAATGTATGTTAGTAAGTTACTCTGTGTTCATCTTATGTATTAACACCCAGGCAGCGGTTAAACAAGTCAAGGATATAGCGAAACAAAAGAATTGGAAAGTAGAAACCCGTGTTGTCATAGAAAATGAAAAACTGGGTATACGGGTATGGAGAATTAGTTAGAACCCCCCCAGTAATTATTCATATGTTCCTGTAATTGGTATCTAAGTTTAGGGCTAAGAGCTACGCCATTGTGCATAAAGGCAGATTGTCTAATATGTTGCCTCATTGACCTTAAAAATGTATCCATATCTATAGCTACATATGGGTGTTTTTTATTAAAATCAATTATTTTTTTGTATATTCTATGGTCTATACTGCCTGCACGTAGTTCTTTATACGCTTCTTTTAATAAACTTGTACGTTTTGTAACGATAGCCTTTTCTATACGTTTAGCAGAAGCATTTTTTTCATGGGTTAACGACCATTGATTAGGGGCAAACCCTATAACCTGTGCTAACAACTGACCCCCAGTTATCTCTTCTTTTGCTATTATTTCATCGCCCCTTCTAGTTAATATACCCTCCCTTGCATACCTACCATATATAGGAAAACCTTTGTAAAGATTTCTATACGCAGCTGGTAACATTTTTTCAATACCCCGTTCAAGATCACCATCGGAGCTAAATATCTCAGCTAAACCTGTTCCTGCCTGTGTAATAACACTTCCTGCAGGACCTCCTAAAGCATTAACAATTTTTTCAATCGGCTCTTGGTCTTTAGTATATGAATTAGTTCTATATAACAGACCAGTTAAACCTATTCTACTTGCAACATCAATTCCTGTGAGATTATTTACCCCGCCTTTATAATAAAGTTCGCCAATATATTGACGGGTAAGAGTTTCAAAGTCTTCTTCATCATCTTCTAAGAACATGTTCCATATTAATGCAACAGTTTGAAACATTGGCATACCTGCTACTCCTGCAAGAAGCATCGAGCTTCCAAAAATCCCTGCAAGTTGTGTAAATGCTACATCCCTGTCTGTTGGAGTTTCTCCATAAAATACCTGCTTTGCTGTTTTTATCATTGTATAATACATCTGTGCACCATATGACTTATACATCATAGCAACTCTCATAGGTCCTTGTTGGGCTATTCTTGGAGCGGTTACAAGTGTAGCTCCACCGTTCATTTCCTGTGCTTGATAAATAGCTTGTTCTGCAGCTTTTTTCTGTTTTTCAAGGGTACTTAATTGTTGTTCTGCAGGTGTAGGAGAATGATTCATTCTATCTAGTTCAAGAAAATAGGTAGAAGCTAGAGCAACTTGTCTATTATGTTTTTCTACCTGATGAAACATCCATGCAGATAGTACATTTGCCCTTGACCACATGGAATTATTTTCCTGTATATTTTCTAACGATAATGTATCATAAAATATAGAACGGTTTAACTGCCCTCGGGCTGAAGCTACTTCAACTAATGTTTTTAGCTGATCTAAACGTAAAGCTTCTCTTTTTGTTTTTCCTTTATGAAAAGGGTTGGGAGAAACTTCATCAAGTTTCATATCTGTCCTAACTGTAAAGCCTCCTTTTCCATCGGATACAAAAAAGTTGTCTATACCTGTTACACCCTTTACATCTACGGTTTTACCATCTAAAGTTCTAAGTTGTCTGGCTTTACCACTAAGAAGATTTTGTACAGGTAAACTGTTACCTATTAAAGATGCTGCTTTAGCTATTTCTGCAGTTGATTGGTTTATTCCGTATTTACCAGCTAATATAGGGTACATCATAAGAGGTACTTGTGAAGCATTAACTATGGCAGACGAAGCATTAAACCCAATAGTACCTATAAATGCAATACGGTTTAAGTTAGCCCAGAAAGCATCTGGTGGGGGGTTCTTGGCAAATTTAATTCTTTCTTTCATTTCTTCAATAACTAGTTTTGCCGCTTTAGAATTTGGACCAAATTTTATAGCATCTGTTTTAACATCCCCAACTTTTTTACCTGCAGGAATTACATCCCCTGCTTTATATAAGACGGGTTCATTAAACTCATTTTCCATCTCTGTTACTAACTTTTGATATTCAGTAGTAAAGGCCAACCTAGAAATCTGTCGTCCTAACTGAAATGTCTTTGTCTGGAAATTACCATATGAGTCTTCAATAAACCCTAACCTGTTTTTACGATTTCTCATTGATTTTGCAAAAGAAGTTTCAGGTAATGCATCTATAAACATTCTCATAAGTTCATTTTGTGCTTCTTTGTCTACATTATTTTTCTTTAGTACTTCTACAGTAGACCTAAAAAATGCGTCCGCAGGAAGTTTGTCAAAATTCATTGACTGAATATTTTCAAAAACTTGTATGCTAGCGTTAGATACTTTAGATTCAGGCATTGCTCTTAACTCGTCTACTGCATTTTGTCTTGCTGATTCTGTTTCAAAAGCTTCAAATACAGATTCAGGTTTACCTGTTTCAGGGTTAGTAGCCATATAAGCTAAAAACAAATCTCCTTTACGCATAAGAGGAAAGTAGGGGTCTATTGTACCTTTCTGTAACAGCATATTATTCACACCCTTTTGTACTTCCCGTCTTGCTTCTGGGTCATCTATAAGTTCGTTAATCCGAGAATCTATAGCTGTTTTTAACCTTTCGTAGAGCTTTTTATAGGAATCCCGCATTTCTTTATAGACTTGCTGTCCATTTTTACCGCCAGCTCTACCCATAACTTTCCAAAGTGGTTGTAATTCATCCCAACGCTGTTTTTTAGTTTTACCTTCTTCATCTGTTTCAGTATTTTCTTTTTTGCTTGTGTCTTCATATACACTTCTAGGTTTACTGGGGTCTACGTGATATATAGTGCTTCTATGCACTAAAGTATTAAAAACCTTTATTAATTTTTTATTATTTTTATTATTTTTAAAAAATTCCCGCAAGCTTAGTATCGAAGCTTCTGACAACTTGTCCATTTCACCGTCTTTACCAACATGCAGTTCGGCTGTTTTATGTAATTTAGCTCCTGTCTTTAACCCATAATGGCCTGCAACATCACCTAAAGCCTGAGTACCTAAAGTTAATAAAATTCCTTGGTTAGCTACTTTTTTACCTTTACCTATTTTATCTGATATATCATCTATAAGTTTTTTTACTGTAGACCTATTATCTACTTTATTAAATACTTTAGTTTCTTTATCTATCTGCTTAACTATATCATTTAGATTTTCTGGCATACCTAGTTCGCTTGCATCTCTATGTTCAGGAGAAACAGTTAGTATAGCTTTTATAAGGGCATCGGCTTGATTTAGTGCAGAAGTTATTGGTGGTTTAGCATCCCAACCAGCCCAACGCCTTATCATATTGGCAATAATATTAAAGAATCTTACTAAAGCGTTAACAGGCTGTCCTTTAGTATTTATACTTGCAAGTTTTCTCTGAAACGCAGGATTACTAAATGCCTCTGCTACAAACTCATCTAAGTTTTTTGTACCATATACTGTATCTAAATGTTCCTTAACTTCGTTGTATAACTTATCAAGTTTTTTAGCTTCTGATCTTTTTAAACTTCCATCTTTAGCTTTTTCAGCCAATATATGAGATGTTGCTGCATGTGTCATTTCATGCATGACAACGTGGTAATTCATACCCCTTTCAGCGTCTAATTTTATTGTATTAGTTTTAGGATCGAATAATCCTGCTCGTGATACACCACCTTTATCTTTAAGATTTTCTACAACTTCTACTTTTGTATTACCTACATTGTTCCCCAATTTTATTAGCATTTGCCCTATTCGTGAATGAGGAGCTTCTGCTGCCATAGCAAGAATAGCATTTTTAAGTGAGCCTTTATTTAACAAGCTTTTTACTAGACCAGTAGTCGGTAAAGCAAGACGAGAAACAGCTTCTCTTGCAAGTGGCATAGATTCACTATCAAACCTATCGGAAACAACTGAAAATTCACCTAATTCTTCTGTTCTAGTAACACCTTCATCAGTTACTTCACCAATTACAACTTCTTCATTACCTCTATAATAGTCAGATAGGGTTATCCAGTCAGCTACGTCCATTTCTATTTGTTGTTTTTCAGTAAGACCTTTTGCTCTTCTTTCCAATACAACTATACTGTCATCATTTTTCTTACCTCCTTCATACTTTAAAAATAAGGTTTTCTGTAATAATTCCTCTTGTATTTTAATTTCTGAGTTTAAAGATTTCTGTGCGTCTTTAGATAGATTTGCCCGTATCCATTTTGCTGCAAGTTTTGCATTGGTATTACTTTGATGTTCCATGTGAAGCAAGACTGCTTCAGCAGTATTTTTTTCAGGTTTATATTTTGTTTCTATTTCTGTTGTTTCAAATGGGTCTGCATATAAATCCGGTTCTGCTTGGTCCATTAATGCTTTAATCTTAGATTTAGGTATATTTAAGTTATTTACTAATCTAAAAGCTATAGTTGTTATAGCATCTCCGGGCTCTACAAATTTAATAAAAAAGGCCCTAGCTGCTGCTTTACCTGTTTTATCTTCATTAGGTCTCATCTTATAAGAATCAGAAACAGACTTAAAAATTAATAATGCATTTATCTTCTTTAAATCTGTTTCTGTAAACTTTATATCTATATCACGTATAGGTGTCCCATCTTTAGTACGTCCAAGAAAGGGCTCAGAAAAAATAACACGGTTTTCTACGAAAGCATGTATAGGTTTAAGATCACCCACTTTATACCCTCTAGGAATTTTATCTCCTTTTTTATACCTAGGCCCTTGGTTTTTTATTTCCTCTACTTTATCACGTATTCTTTTGGCTTTATCGTACTCTGACTCTCCTGTTTTCTTATCTATCTGGAATACTGTAGCTAATTCTTCGTCTGTTACTTTTTTACCTTTACGAATTTTTTGTATTACAGGATCATTTTCTATTGCTACTTTTTCTTCTATACCTTTTGCATCGGCACGTACTTTAGCCATAAATTCTTTTGCTTTTCTTGCTTCTTCCCTTTTTGCTTCTTCCCTAACTAATGTTTTTTCTTTCTTTTCTTTTGCTATTTGTTCTTTTTCTTTTGCTTTTTTTATTCTTTCCCTTGCTTCTTTTTCTTCTTTTAATAATTTTGCCCCTAATTCTTCATCGGTTAACTTATCTTCTTCCGCTTGTCTTGCTTCTTTTTCTTTTTCTTCTTTTACTAACCTATCTCTTTCTTCTGCAAACAAGTCAAGAATTACAGAAGGACTTAGTTTTCTTTTTGTTTCTTTTTTCTTACGTGTTTCTGCAGGAGTTTCATACTCTGTAACATCTTCTCTTCCTACAAGTGTCTTTACTGCATCTGTAATTGGGGCTTTTTTACGTTTTGTAACTTTTGGTTTAGGTGTTGCTTCAACACTGGTATCAAGAGGAGCACCGAGTCCCGCTTCTTGAACCCGTTTATTTATGTCTTCTTCACTAATACCTTCTTGTCTAAGAACGTTAACTTCACGTTTTAAAGCTTCTTCTCGTACAACATTACTTGCTTCTTCATCTGTTCTACCTTTCATTTTTTCAAATTTATAAAGGTCTACTGCTTCTTTTTGGCTTAATGGACGAGTTGGATCATCAAGTTCAAGTTTAGGATCAATTCTTTCTTCTGTTCTTGTAGTGTCTAGTCTTGGGCCTTCCTGTGTAACTTCTAATGGTGTTTGTAAAGCATTAACTTTAGCAGAAGAAATGTTAGCTAATGTAGGATCGACTCTTCTTTCTCCCACATCAGTTCTATCAACATCTGGCTGAGTAGTATCCAATCTTTCTTGGACAGGTCTACCAGCGAGTTTTTCGGTAATTCTTTTTTTGACGGCAGCCAACTGTTCCCCGTCCACGGAAGTAGTAGCTGCTGGTGGAATATCTCGTCTAGTATCTGCAACGCCTGCTCCACCTCCTTCTGTGTCAGCTGCTGTGTCAACAACTGCTTCTCCTGTAGTAACTTCTCCTGCATCTGGTTCTCCTACTGTGCTAACTTTTTGTCTTTCTACATCAAACTTATCTATTGATGTAACAGGTTCTTCTGTAACAGGCTTTTTCCCTGCTTCTAACTTGCTTTCTAATAACGCTTCTAATTTTATCCTGTCACTTTCAGGCACCATGTTATTTTTTCTATATTTAGCAACTTCTTCTTTAACTTTAGGGTCATTTATATCTGTTATTCCTTTTAGACGCTTACGAATAGCTGCCCGTGGTTTAACCCCTGCTTCATCTAATAGTGCAGTTATTGAAGTGTCTTGTTCTACAGGAGCATCGAGCTTCTTATCTTGTTCTACAGGAGCATCGAGCCTCTCTATTTCTTTAGGCTTTACTCCGTATTCGTCTTCTGAAACAGGAGGGGGAGGAGTATCTACTCTACGTGCTACTCCTGCTTGTTCAAGTTCAGCTTCAGTTGCAGCTATTTCTTTTTCTTTATTTGCCAACTCCATTTCATTAGCTTGTCGTTTAGCATCTTCTAAAATTGCAGGGTCTATCTCGCCTTTTTCTGCTAGTTCATTTAAGGCATCCATTTGTTCGTCTATACTAGGAGTAACTTCTCCTTCTTCAGCAGCTAATTCTGCCGCTGCTTGGTCAACATCACCTGTTTCTGCTAAAAATCTTCTTTTTTTCCTGCTAAGGAATGTATCACCTAAGAGTTGTGTTATAAAACCTGCTGCTCCACCGTATCCACCAGCTTCTTTTGTACCTGCCCATGCATTAATATCATTATATTGTTTTTCTGTTAAATTCTGTAAAACATTAGCAAAGACTTCTTGCCCGCCTTCCACACCCGCACTTACAAGACCATTTTTAATTTTTTCTACAAATCCATCAACAAATTTAGGTCCAAATTTATCATTTAGTTTTTTCATTAATCCAATGTTTAGACTGGGTAAAAATCTTTGTATTGGGAAAAGTTCTGAAAGACCTATAGGAGTAGCCCAACGACTAGCTATTTGACGTTCTTCACGGGTAGCTCCGGCAGCTCTTGCACGTTCACTTTGTTCTCCAGCAGCCGCTGCTGACCCTAAAAGAGCTGTTGTTCCTAGACCCGCAGCCTGTTTCACCGTTTTTGGTACAAGCAACCTTCCAGCCCACCCTAATCTTGTTGCTAAAGTCCCTAAACCTGCTGTTCCTGCTGCAACTGCACTAGCAGGTAAGAGAGCTGTTCCTGCTGCTACTACTGCTGCTGGGGCTATAAACCCTGCTACAGAACCTAGGGCATTACCTATACCTGAAGCTATGGAATCTTCATTTACTACTTTTCTTCCAACAATAGGAGCTTTACTGGCCTTATCTTCAAACCAATCGCCTACATCTAAGATACCTTCTCTTATAGCGTCTTCTGTTTCAGCACCAATAAAAGGTGCTAATTCAAGTGCTCCTAAAGCACCTGTTTCTCCAATACCTTTAAATCCTCGACCAAAACTAGCTAGAAAGTCATCATCAATAGATGTCATCCCATAATCATAATCTTTTCCCGGTCCTTTTTTTGTGGGAGTCCAAACTTCTTTTTCTTTAGCTTGAGTTTGTGGTTGAGTTTGTGGTTGAGTTTGTGGTTGAGCTTGAGTTTGAGCTTTAGAAATTCTTCTTTCTACATACTTTTTAAGTAATGATTCAGAAGTACCTTCTGGGGCTTCAACTGTATAGGTTTTTCCATCAGAACCTTGTATCGAAAAAGTAGCCACATTACGGTCCAGTAATTGTTATCTCACTAAGAGCTAACTGTTTTTCTTCAAGTATGTCTATCTGGTCATCAAGAGGATCAGTAAGAGCTTTAATTTGGGTTGTAATTCCTTCCTCTACTTTTTTTATTTCCTCTAAGAACCATCCTCTCTTTGTTTTTGAAATAATACTTGTTCCCCATTGATTTTGTTTTTCAATTAATACTGTATCATCCATACTATTTGCTTTTAATTGCATATCTGCAAGTATAGCATCCCATTGTGTTCTTATAGTTTTTTCAGCTTCAACTTTTAAATCTTCATATCTTCGAATCTGCTCCGTATATAGTGCTTCTTTTTTAGCATTACTATCCATTTTTGCTAGGAGTCGATTAGTATCTTGCTGGAGAGCCATATTTTTTAAGGCAGTATCCGCCTGTAGGTTAGCAATAATTGATTTTGTATGGTCTGAAGCCGCATTTATAGCTTCTAATGATTTTTGCTGATATATTTTTAAGTTAAAATCATTTTCAGCAGCCCATTTACTATAATAATAGGAACCATCAGCAGTTAATCCATCAGTTATGGCCTTATTATTAGCTACATCTGCTACTAAGGCTTGGCCTGTTCTTTGTACATCTATTTGTTCTCTACCAGTAGCAAAATCCATAGCTTGTTGTCTTCTATCATATATATTATCTACTATATCTGTATAAGCTTGTAACCCTTGTTTCCCCATTAATTGAGCAGCTTTATCCTGTTGAGCTAAAGCTTTCCCTCTACCTGTCATTATACCTACTCCTGGGTTATCAGTTGTTGCAGCACCTAACAGCATTTGTCGCCATCTATCCCTACTTAATCTACCAGGGTCTTGCTGAGCTGCATAAAGGCTTTCAAGTCCTCCAAATCTATCTTTAAATCCTTCTAATACTTCAGTATTATAACCTATATTTTGCGGTTGTTTTTTATAAAAATCTATAGAATCTTGAATTTTATCAAGAGGAGAGTCTTTAGCATCTAAAATACCTGCAGCATATTTTTGGCTAGAAGTATCACCTATATGACTTTTAATATCATCTGCTACCGTCATTTGATTTGTTTGCTCTGCTGTTGGATCGGTAAAAGTTGGGACTACTACTTGATTAGTAGTAGTTTTATTTTGTCCTAACATAGCCCCTTTATTTTTTTCTAAAAAACTGTTTATTTGTGCAGCTTTATCTGCTGCACTTCCACTTCCAGCATTGATTTCATTAATATAATCTATTATCTGTTGTTTAGCCGTTTCATTAGTAACCCACGATAAATCAGGAACAGAACCTGTATCTTGAAAACCTATAATCCCACCTTTCGCAGCCCTTGTTATACCTTGCATATTTTGTGCGGGTGCTTTGGCAATTCCTGTCATAGCAGGATTAACTGGTGGAGATTGCTTATTCATTTGTGGAGATTGCTTGTTCATTAAAGCATTAATCCCAGCAGGTCCAAGTTTATTGGCTAAACCCATTAATTTTTTCATTTGTGCCTGTTGTTGACGTTGTTTAGTATTTAATACTCCTGCAGTTTGCTTAACTTTATTACCAACATCTTCTTTAGCCATACCAAGAACTTCATTTTCACGTTGTGCAGCTATAGTATTAGGGTTATTTTGCATAGAAGCCATAATGCTATTTCTAGCATTCTGCATATCACTTTTTACTTGTTGTAAAGCAAGAAGATCAATCAGTTTCTGACTTTGTTGATACCTTTTTTGAAGAGCAGCCGGATTTGTTCCATATGTATTTACTCTATCCTGTAAGGCCTTATCTATACTCATATCTATCTCCGTTAACTTTGAGCTATATCGTTTGCAGTGGCTTCAAAATCTGCTGTTTTTCTAAATTTACCGTCTACATATTCTATTCCAATTTTTTCTAACGCTTTTTGCAACTCAGATAAATTAGTATCAGCTTCACTTCCTCCAAACAATTCATCATATACATCCATAATACCTCCACTAAGTCCAAGTGCCCTAGATAGTTCATTAGGAGTCGCATAAGCATATTGTTGTGTTTCAAGAGGTAGATTTTGCAATAATGACTGTTTATATTGTGCAACTTTAAGTGGGTAGTCTCGTTCATCTTCAAATTGTTTTATATCAGCTGCAATACCTTCGCCTTCTATAGCACGTTGTATAGCACCTAATTCAGCTTGTTTACCAATTAACCCTAATCCATATTGATTAGCCATTTCCTGTGCTGCCTTTGCTTCATCTTGTTCCCGATTAAATTGAGCTAATGCTTTATCAAAAGCTGTAGCATACCCTTGTGTTGTAACATCTCCAATATTTTTAAGAAGAGCTTCATCAAAGGCACCTTCTAATACTGCTTGTCTACCGCCCCCATAAGAACCAGCAGCAGTCATACGAGCAGCATTCTCCATTCTTTTTATTTCCGCTTCTCTTCTTAAATCTGCTATTGTATTTGCAGTTACACCTGTAAGATAAGGATTCATATAAGCTGCTCGATCAGCTTGAGTCCAACTTGTAGGAGTAAAAATACCTATATCTTCAGTAGGCACAGTAAGTCCTGCTAGACCTGTAAATGCATCTGTCTGTAAATCTGATGCTCCTGCTGTAAGAGGGCCTTCCCATGCTTCATACGGTATATCTGCCGCTGCAGCACCTTTACCAAGTACTTCTTGAGTAACATAGTCTCCTGCCCAAGGAGATAATGTTGATTCTATACCCGTTTGTTTACCTATAATATCTCCACCTGTAGCATCAGTAAAATCATCAGCTATTGGAGATTCAGTTCCAGTTCCATTTGCCATATTTTTCTCCTATGCGGGCATGTATTGTTGTGGATTAATTTGTTTACCTTGTTGAATAGTTCCAGTACGTGCTTTTCTTATTCTATCCATCATATCATATAATTGTTTAGCTCCTGCTTCTGAATTACCATTACCAAGACCACTTACAACATCTGCAGCAACTACAAACTCACCACCTGACAAAGCCGCAGGGTCTTTATTATCTATTGTAGCAGGTATAGTATCTGCCATACCATCTTTTGCAGAATTTAAATAGCGTGAAGGCATTCTTCCTTGAAACGTATCTTTAGAATTAGGTCTTGGTGATAAGTTTGTACTAAATTGATTTGTCATATTTGCTATTCCCCCACCAGTATCAAAAGAACGAGTATAAGGTTCATTTGCCATTATACTCGCTATACCACTTCTAATCCTACCTCCAGCTTTTTTCCCTAATTGAGCCATTTTCATACCCATCATATCGGTAGTTGCATCTAATACTTGAAGTATTTCAGCATCACTTAGTCGCCAAATCCAATCTGATTCAACATTATTTCTTACCCAATTTGCTATTTCTGGTCCACTAAGCTCTTGTTGTTGAGGCATTTCTACTAAAGCCCCTGATTGAAAAGCCTTAACAATATCAGCTACAGCTCCTCCTCTACGTAAAGTAGGTAGTTTATTATATTCTGTTGTTACCCAATCTCTATATTCAGGTGTACCTATTTCAGGAACATCGGTTCTACCTGTTACAGTTCTGTCTATTGTAATATCTGGAATTGCTGGATTAGTAGGTACACCTGTACCTGTTTTTACAAAATCTGATAAAAAATGTGCTTTATCTGTTGAGGGTGGTGTAGGTGCTGCAGGTATAGTTTCTCTTGCGAGATTTGCAAGATTAGCAGCTTTCAATGCGTCTGCCTGTGCAGTTAAGTCAGGTATAGTTCCACCTTCTGGAGTATAGGCTACATCAGTAAAATACCTTTGTCCTCCACTTCCGGGTCTACGTGTAGGGTCATAAGTTCCGGGTACTCGTCTGCGAGAAGCTGTATATCTAGGTACCACTCCTTGATAGCCTTGAGGAGTAACTTCAGCTTTAGTCCATTCTTCAGGTAAAAATCCCAGTAAACTAGCTAATCCTGTACCACTAGCCGCTATTTTAGCAGGGTCCCATTGAGCGACTCCCTGTTTATCTTTTGTTTTTAATAGCCCTAGTACATCTTCTACAAGCCCAGTATCCTCATCTCCAAAATCAAAATCTGTAGCCCAATCCCATGCTTTTTCATACCAAGGTTTATTTTTTGTAGAAGAAGTATTTAAAATCGAAAAGTCTTCATGTCCTGTTACGTGAGACATTAGTTTCCTCCCTTTATAAGTTTTAACAACTCATCATTTGTATCATAAGGCCTTATATACCTTGCTTCCTGTTCAGGACTACGAAATATACTACTAAAATCATATGGTAATTCTGCCATTTTTACTTCCTCTTCCTCTTCTGATACAGGTTGCATTATACCTGGTTGTAATAATACACCTAGCTGATCCAACGTTCCCATTTGTCTAGGTATTTGCGGGACCATTTGTTTAGGTTTTTCCTTTTCCGTTTTACTAATCTGGTCTTTTACTACATCGGGTTGTAATTCTCCTAATTCACTTCCTGGACCCCCTTGGTCTCCAGCCATAAATTTAGTATCATCTTCACCATAAAAATCTTCACCTTGCTCATCTATTTTATCCAAATAATCATCTAAAAAATTATCTTTTAATTCACTTCCTGGGCCTCCTTGGTCTCCAGCCATAAATTTGGTATCATCTTCACCATAAAAAGCTTTGCCCTGCTCATCTATTTTATCCAAATAACTATCTAAAAAACTATCTCCTGTATCTTTTACCACAGCTACGTCATCAGGGCTACCACTTTTTGCTATTTCTGCTTGTAAAGCAATATGCTCTGCAATCGCTTGCATAGAATTATCAGGTAATGCATTAGGTAATATATTTGAACCTTCAGGAGCTTCAATTATAGAATAAGAACCATCTTCAGATTGTACATAGGTTTTTGTAGGGTCTAACATCGCTAGAAAACCAACAGATGTATCTTTATGAGGGTCCATCATATCAAACCCTAAAGATTGTTGATATGTGGCATATGCTCCTACACTTGCATTCCCGTCATATCCTCCTTTACTAACAAAATTTTCATAGCTATCTATGGTTATATTATCTAACACGTTACCTTCTGTATCTTTTACTGTGTAATACCCATCAGTATTAAGACTTGGCCTTATAAATTCTTTTGATACTTTTTGCCCACTTGCATTATCCCATTGAGCAAAAGGGTCAAGAGGTCTATATTCTAATTTACCATCATCAGTTAAACTCATAACAGCGGCTCCACTAGCTATATCAGCTTGACTAGCGTTAGCTGTAGATACTGGATTAACATAACTTGCTACTTCACCGATAGCTTGTTTTATTTCTTCTAATGTTTCAAATCTTGTTCCAAAATCTCCAAGTGTCTCTTCTAAAAAATTAAGTCCTAAATCAGTTCCTAATTCTTCCGTATTTATATTATCTAAGTTTTCAATTTTACCATTAGTTTGAGTTTCTATTATAGATAAACCATTTTTTATCTGGGCTGGCGTTAAATTAGTTACATCTAAACCTGCAAGCCCAAGAGAATTTTGTAGTATATTAAATTGTTTTTGGTCATATTCTTTTTTGTAAGATGCATTATGTGTATGCAATCCGTCATTTTTACCTATTGTTAACCAATGATAGTACGGGTCTTCATCTTCATCTAAATTATTTAATGATGCGTACTCATCAGGATTAAAATCTTCATCCATACCCAAAGTAAATACTTTTTCTGCGGTACTATATACAGGAGCCATAGCTTCATCTAATTCTCCTGATTCGTTAAATAAATTAGATTCTTCTTCTGTATAAGTTGCTTTTAGACTTTCAATATTAAGATTAGCTTCATCTATTTTAGATTTTAAATTATCTATTCTAGGTTTATAATTATTAAAATAATCCTCATTAAGTTGCGTTGCATGTTCATTATAAGCTGTTACAGCGTTATTAAGTGCAGTCCTTGTATCTACTGTAGGGTCTCTATTATCATTAACTCGAGCACTTTCCATAATATTATATAACCTGTCACGCTCATCAAAACGAGGATTTATTTCATTAACTAATGCATTATGGGCAGTAATTTTACTATCCCTATTTTGTTCTGTGGATTTAATGGAAGTAGCAGTCACCTGCATTTTGTCATAGCTGTTTTTTATATTTGTAGTAGTGCCTTTATCTTTTAATTTGTCTATAGTTAATTTAAACTGATTCATTCCCTGTTCTGCTACAGCATTAATGACTTCATTAGTCACATTACCACCAGTAATTGCTGCTGTAGCTGTTGAATTTATACTATCTGTTAATATTGCTATGGTACTTTCATCTAAATCTGTATATTCTGAGGTATATTTACTCACCAGGTCTGTTGTAATCTGTGATCTTAAAATAGCATTAGTAATTAATTCAGGTGTAACTTCTCTTCCTGTAATAGAAGCAGCTAATCCTGTACTTATAACGGCTTGAGCCGATTTAGGTAATTCAGTATATCCATCTATACTACCGAGCCCTGCTTCAATAGCCAAACCTGCACCCGCTAATATAAAGGCCTCTACAGGGTCTTGTCCTAATATGATTCCATGAGTAGCACTTGTAACTCGTTCTCCTATTATCTGACCTGCTAATGCAGAAGAAGTAGCAGTTTCCGCTGCTGTACCTGCTGCTGCCCCTACTTTACCCGAAATTTGTTGTGCTACATATACCTTTGCCGCTGCTTCTATTACATCATTTACATCCCCGCCATTTTGAGCAACATCCGCAGCTTCAATCATAGGCATAACCCAATAGGCAGAGCCAGGAATAAAATACATAGTTGCTAATTGGGCTATGGCTTTTACAGGATCATCCTCTACTACAGCAACTACAGTATCAAATATAGGATCAGCTACGTCATCAACAACAAAATCTACAGAATCATCTACAAATTCTACAATATCTTGAAGGGTTTCCATTACAAAACTCATTGTTTACTGCCAAATGCTATCATTACTCTATATGTGCCTTCTTGTTTGGTACGGGCAATCATAAATTTAGTCGCTATATCTTGTATATTTTGTCCTACTATATTTAATAAATTACGCATTTTTTCGCCATTAAATTGAGCACTATAATGAGTAATCCCTTTATTTTTTAAATGATTGAAATATTTTACTAAGTTATTTATGTAATTTCTAGCTGTATCAGCATTAAAAGCCCGCCCAAACATTTTATTTTTATTTTTTCCTTTACCTCTATGGGCAAGAAATACAGTATTTCCTACTTGTACTGTATCTGCACTAGATAGAGTACCTTCTTTGGCAACACTTGCTAACGCTGAAGGTAAAGGAATACCACCTGTACCTAAATCTTTTGCAGCTATAGTTATTATATTAGCAGCATTTAACAGTTTTTCTTTACTGTCTACCATTTCCATTAGGTTATCTCCAATATACTTGCTACAACATGTAACCTGTTAGCAGTAGCTGCTGTAACCTTTAATATTTCACCTGTCTTTAATACAAGAGGAGCTGTTAACAATTCTGCAGTAGCATTTGCAGATATAGATTTAGTCTTGAAAAGGCTAAATGTAGCAGGAGAAGACTCTGCATCTGTTATAGTTACTGTTATAGTATCTGCATTACCAGAATCTTCAGAGACAATTATAGATTTAACAATAGATGTTGTTACTGAAGGAGCAGTATATAAGACTGTCGCACTATTTGTTGTAAGGTCTTTTTTTGCATTTGTATAAGTGTTTGCCATTAGCCCATAAACCAAGCAACAGCTTCAGATTTATCTGCTGCACTTGCCCTTCTAAGAGTAGCATCTACTTGTGTAAAATAAAGCCGTAAAACATTACTGAATTGTTCTAGAGCCTCTCTATCATATTCATCAGGAAAATAAGGTATAACAGGTGTACGAAACGGTACATCATATCTAGTTTTATCAGTAGCCATTACCTTCTCCCATCTGGTCGTAAGTCAATACGAGGAGTACCTACCTGCCATGTAGTACCTAAACCAGTAGATTGTACTTTCATAGACATTTGCCGTCCTCGTACTCTTGTGTATATCTGACTTGTATATTTCTCTACTGGAGAGGTTGCTGAACGGGTAACAGTACCTGTATTAGACCCTCCTTCAGAAGTTGTTGCATGATAACCTGATCCAGAACTCCCTAAAGGATTCAAAGTAAACGAAACTACAGGACTATCTGCGGTAGAACCATCAAAATTAACATCAGGTACCAAACGATATATAAATGCAAATCTATCCCCATCAGAAAGATCAAATTCAGCTGATTCAACATATGCAGTAATAGCCGATGGGCTGGAAGTAGAAGTTAATTTATCATCAATTCCTTCTTCATGGTTAACAAGATTGTAACTGTAGGTAGCTGCTAATGGAAAATCCCGTAAACCTGAGTCAATCCATGCTGTACGAGCCATACTTCCATAATACCATATATCTTCTAAATAGTTATATATGACATATTTATCTATATTATTGGAATCACTGGAACAATAAAACCACCATACTTCATGAAAAGATTCATTTGTACCTGAAAATACTTGCGGGTATTGTAACGTATTAAAATCATTAAATATATACTTACGTACATCACAACGTAAAGGCTGTGTACGACCATCATATTTATAAAACTTATCTCTACCCATCCAATAAGCTACTCCGTTAGCATAAGCTACACATTTCTGGGAAGCTATAGATACATTTTCCCCGACAAGAGTAGCGTTCCATATATCAGGTAATTTAACATACTGCATTGAATATAAAGCCGAATCAGTCCATACAAGTATTTCTTGCCGTCCTTGAGTAGCTGCAACTATTTCAGTACCACGGGATAAACGTAAACTACCTGCTTGAGTTGTTAATGAAGGAGTCCAGTTTACAGCACTTTCTAAATCTGACCAACGAATTAACATAGGGTCTAAATCAGATGTAGTTGTAGAGTTAGTACCAAAAGCAAATACAAAACGACTAATATCTGATACAAGAAGTATATTTTGGACTGTAGGAACATCTGAAGCCCCATTTTCATCTGATAGTAATGCTGCTCTAGTATCAAGTGAGTCTGTAGCTCCTGCATCCCACCAGTAAATTTTCCCCCCGCTTGGGCCAAATATTAAATCTTCACCAAAATTAGATTGGTTCCATGTCCGAATATCATTTACAGAAGTTTCTCCAACTCCCCATGTCCCAGACCCCCAAGTAGATGCTCCCCAACCTGTTAGGGGTATCGCAAACGCAGTCCCTACATTTATCTGATAAGCAGCAGATACTGATCCTCCCCCTGTACCGCTACCTGAAGCAGCAGAAGATACAGTTATATTATAGGTAGTAGAAGTTACTATATCTATTTGATATTCACCGTCTACTGTTACTCCATTAACAGCGGAAGCATTACTAAAAGTAACATAATCTTCGTCTACAAATCCACCTGCACTGTCAGTTACTAATACAGTTGTAGACCCGTTAGTGGTAGTAAATGGATTGGTTAAAGACACAGTAGCACGTAATGGTGTAATGTCGTTGTACGCTCCACCATTTTCTACGTAGAACTTTAAATGTGTACCTAAACCTATAAAATTTTTACTTGATAACGTAATCCAATTAAACAAAGAACGGCATACCCCAAGAAAAGTAGATGAAGATATCTGGGCCCAGCCTCCAATTTTTTCTGGAGTTCCTTGACGAAACCTTATTTTATCACAATCATACCATCTACCTTCACTAGCATAACGAGTTTTCTCCCGATTAATTCCAGATTTTAAGGCCAGCCGTTTTAAGGTCATAAATTACTCCACGTTTTTCATTCTTTCAATTAGACGTTTAGCACGATTAATTACTTGTTTGTACCATCTTGAATCCTGCATTTGAACAGATGCTTCAAACCAATCTCCATCTTTAACAGCCTGTATCTTCTTTTTAAATTTGCTATAACGAGGATAGCCGAGATTAAACATCATATTTGCACATATATGCTGAACAGGCTCAGGCATAGAATCCCAATCTTCATATACCTTTTTGCAGTCTTTTATAACTGAATTTATATCCTGTTCAAATAGTTCGTCACATCTTTCCTGACTAATTGATGTACCTACTTCACAACCATGTTCTGGGTCTGACTCTAAAATCAAATGCCCCACTCCGCACGTGGGTAGGGAAAGGTGGTCTAAATAGACCTCCAGCTTAATTCCTTCATCTTCAGCTATTTCTTGCTGTAACTTTTTTATATTCATTATTAACCTCCAATTAATAGTAAAATTATACCTATTCCCCAAGTAATAAGTATTATTTCCAATTCAGCAGAAATCATTTACCATTTTTTTTATTCATTAACTGTAACCCTGTTTTACCGAACCTATACCCAAATGAGCTTCCAATGCAAATATATAAACATGTGGAGAACCACTGGGGTGTAGACTCTTCCAGAAAGATAAACCCTTCTTTAACAAAAGGTTGGCTCCACGGCAAGAAGGATGCTACTAATACCCCTCCAAAAATAATCGTCCAAAATTCGTCTTTCCAGCTCCCTGCCATTTGAGCAGTCAATGCTTGCTCATTAAGCATCTCTGACGTAGCAGAAGTCTTGTAAACCTCTGCTTCCGCTTTAGCTTTAGCTACTTTGACTTCAGTTTCTGCCTTTGCTTTATCAACTCTGCCTTGTAACCAAGTTCCCGCAAGAGAACTTATTGGTCCAATAATTGATGATAATCCTAACATTTTTTACCCTCTAATCTTTTTTGTTACCCATAAATAAAAAGCATAACAAGAAAACGCATAAACAGTTGCTACACCGATATCTAGTAGATGCTCCCTCATATGATATATAAATTGTATTCCAGCTTCTAAATCACTACCCCCACCAGAACTGTCAGTAATATTAATTGTCTTTCCTTCAAAGCCAGTAAACGCACCTTCTTCAATAACTATTTCTCCATCTTCAGGTAGTTCTTCTGGCCCGGTAACTGTTTGATTGATTTCAATATTATTCATACTTCTTCTATCAGTCCTCGTTTAGCTTTTAATTCATTCAAATCTTTTTCTTTAGTGCCGCCATCATACTGCCAAGCATACCCACGATCTACCATAAACTGGTTAAAGGGTGTTACATCATCATCCAGAGTAATCCAACCAAGCATACGACCATATTTACCATCTTTCTCAGTTGCTATGATAATTTCTTCGGCTTCCTCCAAATTTTTCTTTAAGTACTCTTTAGCTTCTAAACCCATTTCTTTTTCTGCTAAATTTTTTGTTCTACTTTCTGGAGTGTCAATGCCAGCAAGACGTACTCGTTCTTTCTTAAAAAGATCAAAACCTAAGTCAATGACAACATCTATTGTGTCGCCATCAACAACTTTGACGACTTCTTTTACTTTGTATTCGTACATTACTTACTCGTTAACCAGTCCCAAAAAGTTTTTCTCTCTTTGGTACCTATAAGCTTTTGAATTAGCTTCATTAACCTATTTTCAATAGCAGGTTTTTTACTTTCTGCTTTTTTTGCAGGTCTACCTTTTTTAGCCATTATTCTTCTCCTTACCCGTTAAATATTTTGGAACTTCACTTGCCTTCTTTTTTATCCACTTTTTGAGGGATGCAATAAGCTTTAACCCAGATTTTGTCTCCTGCGAGCGATTGAGACCAGTTCTGTGCTCCGATTTTGTAAGCATATCTAAGGCACGTATCCATATCACTGAAGTAGACACTTTCTTGCACCGTCCCGGATAAAAAAATTATTAATACCCATACCATTATTTACCATTCTCTTTTGACCTCGTAAAAGCTGTTGTCCCCATAAAAGTTGCAACAATACCTAAGTTTGCCACGATGTAGGTTGAAAGTAAAGCTGTTACCATTTCTACCCTTGTATCGGGAATAACTGGGCTTAAAACCAAAACAATAAGGATTATAGAAGAAATAGACGAAACCCAGCAAAGCATTCTCTGTTGGTCTTGCATTTTGTCATTATTTTCAAGACGTATCATCCGCTCTTCACGAGCTATTTCTTCATCGGTAACAACACCATCACCATCTAAATCATGTTTTAGGTATTTACTGTCTTTCTGTAATGTTTTACTCATTTAAAATTATCCTTAATACTTCTAATAACATTTTTTAAATTAAAGGGTTTCTCATTAGGTCTATACGGACATTGATATTGCCTTGGGCATTCTCCTGCTGCTAAAGGAACAATCTCTTGATATTCGGTATGATTTGCCCCAACATAAATACAAACCCTTTGTTCAGTTAATAATAATTGTTTAGCTAAACGACAAGTAGTCATTTGTACTTCTTTACTATAGGCTACTACAAACAAAAACGTAACCATACAAAAAATTATTAAAAGATAATAAATCCACCCCATACTATTTATCCATCATTGCCATTGAAATAATCCAAACCATCCAAACTAAAGCTAAAGCACCTATTAAACTGGCAACACCCATAATTGTGTAATCACGAATCATATTTTTTTGTTCTTCTTTAGCGTAAATAGCTTCTTGTCTAGCTTTTCTAATACGTCCTTCCTCTCGTAACAACTCTTCCCATGCTGCGGTTCCTCCATAATTTCCTATAATAAAATTCTTAAGTTCTTCTCTTTGCTTTTGAATTTTCTTTTTAGCCGCAAAGCTTTCCATAGCAACAGATTCGACAGAGCCGTTAAATAATTTATCCATTACTGAGGGGTTGTTTGCTTTTTTACTTATATTATCAATATCGGAAACCGCTTTCATCCATTTTCCGATTTCCCCGCTTATTTCTTCCAGTTCTTTTCCAAACATTACGGCTTTTTTTATGGCCCCATAGGCTTGGGTAGCTCCTGAAACGGCTAAACCTAATGTAACGGGATCAAGCATTGTTTACACCTCATATATCTATAGGAAACTCACTTAACTATAAGACCAATTAACAGGACAATTATTGTACCTGCGGTGCCGATCATAATATGCTCAATTCTTTTTATACGTAAAATAGTCTCTTTCCACCGTTCAGCACATACAGCTTCATGCGTATCTAATTGAGATTTAACTGATGTAACAGTGGGTTTTGCCATTAAGATACTTTACTTTCTTCTTTAGCTTGTTCAACAGATTGTATTAAAGAGTTTGTAAAAGCATTTTTAGCTACTCTTATAGCATCTAATTGAAACATCAATTTACTTTCCTGGGATTGTAAATCTCTAATTTGGGCAATCTGATATTTTTCTTTATCAGACATTTTATCAGGATTATACTCTTTCCCGTTTATATTTATTACTTTATCGTCCATTTTATTCTCCTATGGTTGACTTTCTCGCCAAGTTTTATAGTCAGCTTTAACGCTATCTGTCCACGCTGCATTAGCTATTGCCTGTACAGATGCATCTTCACCACTTATGTCAGTCGCTGTGTGTGTCCATGTACCATTAGTTGCTTGTTGCGAACTGAAAGGTGCTAATAAGTGTCTATGGAAAGACTTGCTTATTTGTTTTTTACTTCCGTCTGCTTGCTCCTCTAATACTTTTGTAGCTTTACGGACTTGAATATTCCATTTTTGGACTACTTCTATTTTATCATATTCTATCTGTTTAGTTAAATCGCCTTGTGCCATTCTTTACTCCTTATACTACGCAGTATGGTATATTACGTTAAAATATATTTCTGTATTAGAATCTATAGAATTAGCGGCATCTGATTGAAGGTCGCCATTATCTCCTAAAAATATTCTACATACTTGTTCACCTGCAAAAGTTGCCGCTACATAATTAGCCACATTTGACCCACTACCATGTACTACTACAGCTTGGGATGCTCTATCCGAATCTTCTGATTCAGCAACCACAGCAAAAGGTAAACTAATTTGTGCATATCCTACTGGACTACTAACAGCACTCATGGATAAGTCTGAAGATACTTGACATAAAGAACCTATTTTTCTATAACTTGCCGCATTGTTACTTGAATTAACTGTTATTGTTCCACTTGAAGAACAAGTTACAGTTGCGTCATAAGTACCCTCTTCGTAGTCATCCAATGTGTTTGCATCTGCACTTGTAGTTTGACTGTCGGCAAAGTTAATTCCTGTAATCGTATCTATTGAATTTGTTCCTATTTTTGATATTGCCATTAGTCTGCATCCTCTATGGTTAATTCACCAGCATCTACTTGTCGTTTGATTTCAATGTAGTGTGAATTAGAATTATCTATTGGTATAGCAGTATTTCTTCCATCTAACACACACATAATACACAGATTTGTTCCATTCTCTGCAAAGTATTTTGGGTTTTTAAATTCCATAATAATTTTTCCCTATATTAAATTTCAGCATCAAAAGTTACCATCTATTTCGGCATCAAAAGCTAAAACCATAGTATTTGCTCCTTGATGCACATCCAGTATATCACCAGAAGAATGACTACCACTTGCTCTTGTTAAAATAACATCGTTTAAATGTTCAGAACCAACAGTTGCTATAGTATCGCAATCAGCACCCCCTATATCAGCATTAAATTCTGAAACTGTAGGAGTGGTTCTCATTTCTGGGTTATGATGAATAACAAATCTTGCTCGTGTTGTTGTATCTGCAAGGGCTGTTGCATGCATCCTTGTACTAGCACCAACATCCATTGATTTATGATAACGATAGCATTTTTGAAGGTTTTCCATAAATGAAATATGCTCAAAAGGTGTAGCCACTTCGCCACATTCTAATTGTATTCCAGTTATATAGAAGTTATTAGAAGTATTATCCATACAATTAACTTGACCAACTGCTCTTTCATTAGCTGTTGTTCCCCATGTTGTACCTAAACTACTGCCACCAGCATAAGTAGAACCACTACCTAACCAAAATTGAAGTTGTAAAGCTGGTTCGTTGTCATCAGCAAAAGCACCAGTAGTATCCGCTGCAAAAGTGTGAGTTACATACTGCCATGTATCGGCTGAACTTATTGTATAAGCACCAGAAACGTGCCTAGTATTATTTTCATCATATATTTGTACTGTGTGTGTTCCAGTTTTAGGTGAACGTACCCAAAATTGTAATGTTAATTTTTTAGCACTTGATGTTCCTTTTCGTATTCTTTGACAATTTTGACCTTCAACCCTTTGTCTTAAAATATATAAATCACCAGCCGACATACTACCTTCAACTTGTGTCACATCAATCTTTAAACTGTTAAGAAATCCCTCTCCAGTAGGCACTTCAGTATCTTGGGTAACTGTAGCATGACCACCACCATACTGATAAAACTGCCATCTATCTAAAGCATATTTACCAGCATTACCAGTAATAGCCATCGATCCTCTCTGATAGACATCCATATTTCCATTAATTAATAGGTTGCGATTATTTAAAGCATCTTCACTATACGCTGCAGCTAAATCTGCAAAATCTCTACATCTACTCATCTATCTATTCTCCTTCTTAATTCTTCATTCTCCTGAACTAATCTTGAACTTTCATTTAATAATGCTCCAACATCAATAAACTCGTACCAACCTGTAGTAATATATTTATGTTCTGTTTTAGACACAATACCCCTATGTGTATGGGTAAAATCAGCAGGAAATATTGCAGAAAATCCTTTTGATGGTGTTAGTTTAAACTTTTGGTAATAAAATTCTGTACCACCTTCGTCATTTATATCATTTAAATATGTCATAAAAACTAAACTTCTATTATTGTTTGCTGAACTTTGTCTTTCACAATGCCACTCTTTAAATCCTTCATTTGGTTTATAATGTTGAATATTCCAAGCCGAAAGTTTAATAGACGAACTGTAAAATTTATAAATGTCACAATACGCATTAAAACCCTTCATCACATATTCTTGATACTTTTGAATAACAGGATTAGCGTTATCAGGATAAACTGTAACATCTGTAGATTTTTTTACACTTTCATCAACTCCTGTTCCTGCTATTCCTTGTTTTTTATATTCCGTATTATTTTCATAATATTTTATTAAATCATCACAAAGAGATACGTCACCTAAATTAAATGTAAAAATAAAATTATCCACAATACAACGAACATGGAACTGTGTATGAACCATCCTCATAAGTATTTTGTTTAATATTTGTTAAAACTTTACCTATTGTTTTTGTTCTAATAATATCATCATCTTGTTTTTTAGCTGTGCCATCGCCATTAGATGTTAGCAAATCTCCTTTAGCAACTGTCTGGTCTTTATGTACACGAACTTCAGCAGAACCTAAAGCATTTACATACATATCATTTACACAATCATCATCGTCATCCCAAGATTGAAATACTCCATAAACATTTGTACATTCTGCTGTATCTGATATTTTACATTTAACGTGTTTATAATCCTCTTCTTTTTCTATTGTAGCTGTTACTGTTCCATACCTTTCAGAATTGTAAGTAAAAGTATCTCCATCTTTTTTACCATCAGGTAAAGATATGTATTCAACATGACTTTGTTTTATATCCCCCTCTTTAAATGTACCTTTTCTATCACCTAATTTTTTACCAGATGGAATAATATCAGCCATCTTATAAACATCATCTGTTACATCATCTGCTGTATATTTAACCGACCATTTTGCTCTATACCAATCGCACATCTCATCAAGTGTTTCCATTATAGTGCCTTGAAGAATTGCTGGTTTAGAATTATCCGTTAGCCTTGACCAGTGAGAACCTGTAAATGCGTTATAAGAAACTGTTGAAGCTGAAACAGAAATAGTTCCTTGAACAGAACCAGTACCTCGCATAATTTGAATAACATCACCATTTGAATTGTTACCAACTCTTTGTGCTTTTATAGCAATGGCATTTGCAGAAAAAACAGAATTTCCAGTTAAAGCCACACCTACTGTATCGGATGTTGAAGTGTGGTCTGCGGCTGTTAAAGCAAAATTATTAGTAGCAAAAACAGCACTCGCTGCTGAGTAGTCAGAACCACCATGCATCCTACAAACTTCTATTACTGATTGAGTTTCTCTTGCTGCTGCAAATTGTATTGAAGTTCCTGAATCATCACCTGCATTTGAATCAGAAGTATTTGCTAAACCTCTAATAAAGGCTTTTGTTTGACCATCAGCATCTGTAGCACCTGCATCAGCATTGGCAAGATTAACAAAACCAATATGCCCTAAAAAACCATTATCATCATTTGAAGAACCTGCAACTTGAATACAACCACCATTACTTCCTCTTACTACAATTCCTTCATCATTAGCTGGAGAACCTCCTAGTGATGCTAGGTTGTGTGTATCGCCTAAAGCCTGAATACCTACTGCAACAGCACCACCAGACATAATTCTCATTTTTTCTGATGCAACTTCAGAATAACCAGTTTTAAAAACAAGTGATGTATTATTGGCTGATGCACTAAAGTCACCTTCAGAAACTGCTTCTATTGCAGCAGATACTAATTGTGCATCCGCACCTGCTCCCTCGTCTGGTGCTTGGAAAAAGATAGAACCAAGAACATCATCAACAGCAATGTCATTATCCCCTGCCTGAAATGTAAGTGATGGTTCTTTACCATCGCCTGTTCCAACGTGTTTTAAAACCAATCCATCGTCAGCACTATGCGTTAAAGTTATTTCTTGGTCATTACCAAATAATATTTGACCACCATCAGCTAAGTATAAATCTGACCATTCTAAAGATGCAGAACCTAACGCTACTCCATCAGCACTTGATGGTGTTAATGCAGTAGATACTCCTGCACTAAATCCTACAGCACCACCAAATACCCCTCCATCTGTTTTACTTACAGCATCACTTACACTAAACACATCATACACAATCACTTCAAGTATATCGCTTGTGCTTAATGCTGATAAACTTCCTATAGTGTTAGCAGTTGTTGTAACATAATCTGTGTCAGGCTTGAGCAACACACCATTAAGGTACACATCTACGTATGCACCATCTGTAAATGTTAGAGTTGCACCATTATCATCTGCTCCACTCTTAGATGTTTCATCACCTGTAGCAGTATAAATGAATCGGTTGCGTACTCCGAAATGTGGGGATTTTCCTATGTAGGGCATTATGCATCCTCCAATGTCTTAACTTTAGCTTCCAATGTTTCTATTCTGGTCATGGCTTCTTGAAGTGCTTTTGTTAAAATTGGTATTAGTGTTCCTTGCTTTATGTGTTTTCGCATAACTGGTTCTTTTTTGCTTTTACCATCTTCATCTTTTTCAAAATCTTCTGGATTGCCACCAATGATGTTAGACTCATTAACTAAACTTGGGAAAACTGTTTCAAATTCTTGAGCAATAAAACCTAATAATTTTTTATCTTTTTTATTTGGGTGATAATCTTCATTCCAATAAAAGTTTCGAACTTTTAGTTTCTTAACATCTTCCCATTTATCTGTGGCATCTGTAATTGTATGCTTTAATCTTTCGTCAGAAGAAAGAACACCATCATCGGAAGTGGTAATATCACCATCACTTGTAACCTTCATTCTTATTGTTGAACCATCACCATCTGCACATTGTATGAACTGATTGTTACTTGTATCTGGTGTTGCTCCAGAATAATTTATATATATACCCCAAGGACTTGAGCCATGAGAATTTTCAAAGACATTAGTCCAAGAATTATAGTTGGATTCAATTTCATGGTATTGTCCAGTAGCAGCAATCGCTGGTGCTGAATGATTAGAAAATTTCCAGTAATTATGATAGCTTATTATTGCATTTGTAGATTCACTCCCACCACCAATATTTCTTTTAAATCTGGTCTGCCCATTCTCTCCATTGTTTTCAATTCTAAATGTTTGAGAAGCATTAGAACCATTTGCTCCTGTCATAGTTAAAGTAGAACCACCATCTGCAACAGTTGTATTTCTTCCTATTTGAAGTTCACCACTTGCAGTTATTCTTGCTCTTTCAATGGTCGTTCCACCATCTCGTGTAGTCCAAACAATCTGACCATGTGCTGATGTTCCATCTGCTCTATTAGCTAAATGTGTAGCAACACCATCATCACCAGCAACTATTGAATAAACTGTTTCTGAAGATTTAATAACTCTTAAACCCAATGAACCAGTTAAATCCATTTCAGAGTTTGCACCACCCATACTTACTTTGTCTGTGCCACCTAATTTGAAATGTATGACATCATCGGTATCGGCTGTAATACTAGTATCGGCATCAGCATCTAGTATTAATTCTTGCCCATTAATGTCTACAGTTCCTGTAAACGTACCACTTGTTGCTGTCAAAGGCTGTGCTGCAGGGTGTGTTACTGTACTTGCAGGAGCATTGTGATGCAACACGTAGATATTATTACCACTAGAACTGACAGGTGCAGCCGTAAAGGTTAATGTCGTACCACTAACAGCATACGCTATTGTAGGTTCTTGCCTAACATTCTCTACAAAGACTGCAACTCCATTGGTTGTCGCAGCTTTAGACAACGTAAAAGCTACTGTGCTTCCATCTCCACTAAACAGGTCTTTAGTGACTGAAGCAAAGTTAAATGTCGGTTCGTTACCTACATAAGGCATTAGGTCATCTCCATAATACTTAAAGTACCACTTAGTTTATCTGCTACAGAACAGTCTATTGTTATTTGATCTGTTGTTTCTAACACTACTTTATTTCCAGCCATCAACTCCAATGACGACCCAACAGGAATCGGTGCGTCTTTTATAATTATACTTGTTCCATTTGTTACGTTATTTGAACCACCTCTACTGCCTGTATCACTCACTAATCTTACAGTAGCTGTAACTTGTGAGGTGTGTATGTTAGATAAAACTAAACCAAGAACAACTGTAGTTGTACTACCTGCTACAGTATACACAACATAGGGCGTACCTGAAGATGCGGGTTCAGCCGCAAAAGTTACTACTTTAAATGTGTTTGCCATCTATTTCTCCTATATTAGCCCAACGCAATGGCGAGGGCCGTAGCCTCGTTAGCGATTACTGTGTTTAATGCCGTTCCATCAACGGTTATGGCATCTGCTTCAAGAGTTCCATCTATATCAGCGTTTCCTGATATATCAAGTGTCGTTGCGTCAAGCTCACCTGCCACAGTAACAACACCATCAGCTAATGTAATTAAATCAGTATCATCTGTATGACCGATTGTTGTTCCGTTTATAAGAACGTCATCAATGTCTAACGAACCACCAGAAATTAATCCAGTTGTAGTAATAGCGGAAGAACCTGTATCAATAGTTCCAAATCCAGATGTAATCGAACCAGAGTTTAAAGCCCCTGTAGTGACTATGTTACTGCCACCAACATTATGTGATGAAAAATAAGTTGATACGGTATCTACGTTGGTCATACGCATTGTACCACCATCGTTTATTAATATCCCATCTCCAGAAGCAACAGCCGTTGTTCCTCTTGCTGTACCCCCATCAATAAGGTTGATTTCTGCTGCAGTTGATGTGACATTTGTCCCACCTATATCTAATGTCGTTACCGATATTTCACCAGCTATAGTTAAAAGACCATCAGCTACAGTCATCAAATCCGTATCGTCTGTATGTCCTATGGTAGTTCCATTTATAAGAACGTCATCAATATCAAGAGAACCACCAGATATTAAACCTGTAGTTGTTAAATTTTCATTACCAAAATCAATCGTCCCACTAGAGTCTGTAATACTGCCATTAGCTAAAGTAAGATTACCTATGGTAGAACCTGTAGCTGCAGTTATAGTTCCAGTAAATGTAGAATTATCATCAGCAGTTATTGCCCCTACACGAATACTAGCGTAATCATCTATATCTATATTACCTGTAGTTGTACCATCTTCATCATTTGTATTAGCAAACACAAATATATCTGCTGATTCATCCCATAAAATTGCACGATTGGCTATATTACTAGAAGAACCATTACCTCGAGTAAATATAATACCTAGATCATTAGCAGGAGATGCTGTAGTTCCTTGTGCTAATTTAATTAATGGGTCTGTAACTACTAAATTTGTAGTATCAATAGTCGTAGTTGTTCCGCTAACAGTTAAATTACCACTAACTGTTAAGTTATCTGTAATAGCTACATTACCATCCGTTACTTCAAGAGCATTTGCACCGTCAGTACCTATAATTACTAGTTTTTCATCAGATGCATCCCACAACATATGGTCGCCACTAGTAGCAGAATAAAAATAAACATCTTCTCCTGACCCTGCACTACCAAAAGATATTTCACTACCATCTGAAGTAATAGAATCAAGGGCAATATTACCTACATTTGTAATATTAGCGTCATTAAAGGATGTAGCACCAAAAGTATTAGAAGCCGCAGTAGATGTTATTCCTGCTGCTGCCGTTATACCGCCACCATCTGCAATAGTAATAGCGTTATCACCATCTGTATAACCAATATTAGCTGTTTGTACTTCTCCTGAAACTAAAGCGTTACCGCTAATGTCAACAGCTCCATTTATATCTATAGTGGTAGCATTAATCTCTATCTCTGTATCAGATACAAAATCCAGTACACCATCTGCTGATTGATGAATATAAGTACCAGAATCGCCAAATTGTAATTGATCTGTACTGGAAAGTAATAATCCCGTATCGGCTACATGAGTAAGAGTTACATCTTGGTCGTCTCCAAAATTAATTACTGCTCCATCAGCTAGGAATAAATCTGAAAACTGTAATGAAGATGTACCTAAATAAGCACCATCCGAAGCATCGGGAGCAAAACCTGTTGTAGCTGTTATAATAGTACCTTGTACTGTACTTGCTCCAGTGATGGCCCCGCTTACTTCTAAAGCTCCATTCATATCTATGGTAGTAGCGTTAATCTCTATCTCTGTATCAGATACTAAATCCAGTACACCATCAGCAGATTGGTGTATATATGTGCCACTATCGCCAAACTGTAATTGATCTGTACTGGAGAGCAATAACCCTGTATCAGCTACATGAGTAAGAGATACATCTTGGTCATCTCCAAAATTAATTACTGCTCCATCAGCTAAAAATAAGTCTGAAAACTCTAATGAAGATGTACCTAATGCTGCCCCATCTGAAGCATCTGGAACAAAGGCTGTAGTTGCTGTTATAGTAGTGCCTTGTATAGTACTTGCTCCAGTGATAGCACCACTTACTTCTACTGCCCCATTCATATCTATGGTGGTAGCATTAATCTCTATCTCTGTATCAGATACAAAATCCAGTACACCATCAGCGGATTGATGGATATAAGTACCAGAATCACCAAATTGTAGTTGATCTGTACTGGAGAGTAATAATCCCGTATCGGCTACATGAGTTAATGTTACATCCTGGTCATCCCCAAAATTAATTACCGCCCCGTCAGCTAAGAATAAATCTGAAAATTCTAACGCAGATGTACCTAATGTAGCTCCATCCGAAGCATCTGGGACAAAAGCTGTATCAGCTGTTACGGTACTTCCGGATATGGTTGCAGTACCTGTAACTGTTAAATTACCACCAATGCCAAAGTTACCTGCTACATAGTTAAGACTTTCAACAACATTGGTGCCATCACAATATACAAACCCTGTTGACCCATTGGTTATAGCGATACCAGTTCCTGATGATGTTTTAATAGTTACTGTTTGTCCAGTAGCATTTTTTACAATATATACTTTAGTAGCGGCAGGACATATAAGAGTAGCTGCACCACTTAAATCAGTTGTTGTATCTGTAAGGTTTAATATAGCTGCCCTAGCTTCAGCGGTTGTGCCGTTTGCTGTTGAAAGGGTAGCAGAGTTACCGCTCCAAGTATTAATAGTTTTAGACCCTGCAATGGCTTCTTCAATCATTTTAGTTATATTATCATTAACAGTAGTACCCCAAGTACCACTTAATTCTCCTTGTGTAGGAAGTGCTAATTTTAATATATCAGTATAGCTAGTAGCCATTTAAAATCTCCTTAAAATACTAATACACCATAATACATTATTATACAATACGGATTATAGCATTATCAGCGTCCGCTGTAGGAAATGTTATAGTAAAATTTCCTGAAGTAGACTCTTTATTTTCTCCAAAATCAAGCACTGCAATAGCAGGATTTGTACCTCCAGATTTATAAATTAAAGCCCCTCTAGCTGTTATAGAAGAAGAACTCCAGGTTACATCTGAAAAATCTAAATAAGCTGTAGTACTAGACGAAGTGGGGTTAGTTGCAATAGTTAAAGTACTGCCCCCAGCTGTATAACCTGTACCAGACGCTTCATTTGTTGTTGAATAAACTGTAGTAGAAGCACTTAAATCTGCACTAGAAGTATATAATGCTACTTTAAATGTCTGGGAAGTATCACTACTAAAATCCATTTCCCCATTTAAAAGGGCTACTTTAAACGATGTACACATAGCTTGTGCTATAGCCATATAAACTCCTAACTAACCGGATTCCTAGGTTGTCCAGAACGATACATATCCTGACGTAATTTCCCATCTGAAGTATTTTTTAACAACGTTATAGATTGTAAATAATGTTTTTCATAAAGAGCAACCATATCTGCTTCCCCTTTCATAAACCTTATTGCTTCAACTAAAGCACCATTTAACAACGCTGTGTCAAAATTATCTCCTAAATATGTACCACCTGCAGTAACTATTGATGTAGGATACTTAGCATATATATGCTCTATTTCGTAATTTTGATCTGGTGTTGGTGCTAACATTAATTTTATCTTTGATCCTGAAGTGCTATGATAAGCATAAAATTTAGGTACCCCATACTTTGCACTCGTATTTACAGGATAGGCATCCCTTAAAAAATTTACATCTTTATTTAAAACATAACTTGTAGTGCTACTACTAATTATAGCTAGGCTATAAGTATATAAATAATCATCAGGTGTTGTATATAGCTTATTAGTAGCTGTTAAAGGACCACTATCTACATTACGCATTGCTGCTAACTCTACGGTATTATATATTTTCTGTTCTGCTTGTTGGGCAAACATAGCATACTGGTCATCTGTGAAGGTATTTTCACAGATATCAGCTATATTAGTTTTTAAAGAATTATAGTTCATTTCTTTTTCTTCTTATAAGATACTTTTTTACCTTTTTTCTTAGCTGCAGCTTTTGCCATAGCCATACCTTTAGGTGTATAAGGATAATGTTTCTTTCCTACTTTTGGCATATTTTTCTCCTACGTAGTTGTTATCGTTACAGACCCTAAAGTTCCAGTAGCTACTAAATCATTAGGTGTTAAATCATAATGGTTTTGTCCAAGTCCTACAGGACTCCAACCATACTGTGTATTTCTACTGCTTGTTAATTCAGCAAAATCAGGTCTGGGGTTTTGTATAGCCTGTGGATCGTGAACAGGATATTTACCAAGTTCATTCTGTGGATGATCTTCTTCCCAACATTCAGGACAAGCCTTTATATTTGTATCTCTTCCTCTTTCTATTAAACTTCTTAACTCACGTAATTTATACTGAAACCCGCATACATCACATATAGCTAATGCTCTTTTACTTGAAGCAAACCGAGCTACCATATTAGATTCTACCTACTCTTGGAACAAAATGTTCTGATGTTTTTTCTCTGTCTTCCCCAGCAGCTAAAGCGTATTGTTCATCGTAAGCGGCTTTTAACATCTCAATTCTAGGAGCCAAATCAGGTACTTTCATAGCAATATGATACGCTAACCCTGCTACAAGGGCAGGTAAAAACCTAAAACTCATGTCTGCAGTTTCTACTCCACTGCCTGCGTCTTCTACTCTTCGCATTCTCCAATACACAAACGTATAACTTGTATCAGGAACAGGCCAAAGATTTATTCTTGGAGTAGCCAATCTTTCCACCCATACCTGTATGGGTCTTCCTGTTGATAACTTGTTAGGGATTGATGCGTAGGTACTCACACCTATACGACTTATGGTAAGATCAGACTGTGTGGAAGTATTACCAGCATTGGTTCGTATTACTTGGTCAAGTAAATCTATTGTATCGGCAGGTAAACTATATTGGGCTGTATCAGCAGTAACAGATATAGTACCACTATCAATCGTCCACATATTAATTCCACGATTTTGCCATTCAATGGTCATTAAATTCATTGACCTTCGGGCAGTCGCCAAATCATAACCAGAACGCATCTCACTGCCAGCTCGTTCCCAAGCTTCTTCAGCTATTTCCGTAAACTCTAGGTCAAACGCTGTGGTTCCTGAAGTAGCCATGTTAAACCTTAACTACTAAAATTTTCTTTAAAATACGTATCAACCTGTTCTAATAAATCACTTTTATTTAAACGCCTGTCTAGTTCTATTCCATGATCTCTCATTAGAGCTTCCAACTCTACTTTAGTCATAGACCCATAATCAGGAACTTCCTCTTCCTCTTCCTCTTCCTCTTCGTCTACTTCAGGAGCTTCTTCTACTTCAGGAGCTTCTTCTACTTCAGGAGCTTCTTCTACTTCAGGAGCTTCTTCTACGGCTTCGTTTGGACCTTCTAACATTGCTAAAGCCTCAGCTTCGGTAAATATAGTTGTAGAAACAAGTCCACCACCTTTACGTTTTACATTATATACAGGTTCATCGTTAATATTAGTACCAACTTGAACCATTTCTAAATCTGACATAATTATCTCCTTATTATGTTATTTTTGCCTTACGGAATCCCCTTTTGGCAATCCCTACCCCACGAAGTGTAGAGCCTTTTTTAGTTTTTTTGGAGCTGCTTTTTACTGTTCCACCTTTTTTGCCCCCCATACCGCTTACTATTCGTCCTATTCTGTCCCCTCCAGGAGGATTATTACCAAAATGTAATTGGATCATAGCTTCTATTTCAGTTACTTTATCTAAATCTCCTGCTGATTTAGCGACTTCTAATTCTTCTAAAAGTGTTTGATATGGAGTTGCCATTATATATACTTAGCCTTTCTTACACCCTTTTTAGCTATACCGCAGCCTCTGGGTCTACTACTTTTTTTAACTTTTCCACCTTTTTTATAGGTATCGCTTCCTGTTTCTACGCTTTTACCTAACGCTTCTTGTATTTTACCTCTATTCATCTTATTCATGCGAACAGATGTTGGCATTTCAGTAGGAGGTTTGGGTGGCATCCTACCTGCTACTTTTTTAACAGCTTTCATAACATTTTCAGGAAGTTTATTATATTGCCTTTTAAATTCCATAAAATTTTTAGGTGTATCTTTTCTTTTTAAAAATTCCTTTTTACTATCATCAGCTGCCTCTACCATAGCCTTTGTTAATGACTTTGGAGGTTCAACTGCGTCACCAGTTTTATACCCTTTAATTTGCTTATTCATGTCAGTCCTATTCATAATATACCTCTATAAATACTTGGTTTTCTTTATGCCACGCTTAGTTATACCATAACCTCTGGGACTACTACTTTTTTTAGACTTTTTAACTTTTCCGCCTTTTTTATAAGAATCAAGAGTTTTTGTAAAAGGTGCTTCATCCCCAAGAGCAGAAGAAGCTGCTGCAAGTTGGTCTAAAGCTTCTGTGCTAGTATCTCTTATAGTTTCTACAGAACCTCTAGCCCCACCAGTTTGGGGTCTACCAATATTACCCATACCCGGAGACCCACCTATACCCGGAGACCCACCTATACCCGGGTTAATTGGTCCTATAGGAGTTCTTCTTGGGTCACCTATACCCGGAGGTCCCCCTCTAAATAATTTTTTTACTTTTTTCTTTGCCATACCTTACTCCTCTAAGCGTAAAATACTGTTAACATATCAGTGACATCAAGTGTGTACTGAACAGTCATACCACTATCAAATAAAACTCCTTCAGAAGGTATTGACCTATCTACAGTTTGGTTAGCTGTGCCTACTGTTCTGGCTGTAAAAAGAACTGTGCCGTCTTCAGGGGCACCATTATAAAAGGATACTGTACCTGCTGTACCACCAGAAACTACAGACATTCCTTTAAGTCTTATTCTATTGCTCCCTTCAACAGCTTGGGCACAAAGTGAACCTGACCCAACTGTTATATTAGCAGCATATTGTGCTGAACATTCAACAGCAGATACAGTTAAAAAATACTTAGCCCCTGCAACAGTTTCTGCTGAACTTGTTGATGTTATAACTTCCGTCATAGAATCACCAAAAACATCTGTGCCTGTAATAGTACAGGTTTTAGCATTATCCCCAGTTCCCGCAGTTGTAACCGTAACATTTCTAGCTGCACCCCCTGCATGGGTAGTGTTAGCCATAGTTGCTGAAGTATCTGGCCTTGCTGCGGTAACTAAACGATCCGCATCAGCGGCATTTACGTCACTTACCGTTAAAACTTTTACATCTGAAATTCCCATGTAAATCTCCTTAAAAAATGTGGGGGTTTCCCCCCACTAGTTTGGGGGAATGAAACTATTATATGTCCATCCATACAAGAGAATATTCTGTGGTAGCATTAACAGCCATTACTTGACCAATATTCACAAGTGTGGACCCTGAACTTGGTTCAACCGCTCCTGCAGTTGAATCCGACCTCATACAGTTATGACCAAGAACTAAAGTACCCTCAGTTAATATCGCCTGTGGGCCATATACTGTAAACCAACCATAATAATCAGCTGTCATATCAATAACTGTGCATCCTACTACTGATCCTGCTTCTGCTGTAGGAGCAACAACTACCTGTGAGTATGGATTATGTATTAATGAAAGTTGTGAGCTTGTTGTTAACGCTGTTTTAAGAGCGTCATATGTAGTAATAACAACACTAGGATCATCTGAATGGTCGTGTGCAGGGTTAGATTTTACCCTCATTGTCTGGCCTTCACCATTAACATCATTTGCCCAGAGATAACCATCTGCATACTCGTTAAGAGTTAAGTCATTACCACCTGTTTCAACAGAAATAGCTGTTTCACCTGCATCTACAGCAGCAGTTGCTGTCATATTTAAGTGGTTTGAATCTTGAGCTTGATGTGCGACCAGCTTTCCTGCTGTAACACCAGTACCGCCTAATAATCCATATCTATAAACGTTATTTCCATAATGAAGCATACTACCTAAAGGAAAAAGTTGAGTTGAACTTTCTGCCCAAGGATTAGCTGTGCCGTATTGACTTCCACCTTTACCGATAACTAAATCAGTAGGGCCATAGCCTGTAGCAGCAGCGTACTGTACGTGCCCGCCACCAGTACTGTATATATTACCGCTTGAATTAACGACAAAATTATCTGTGAAAGTACCAAGAGTGCTACTCTTAGTTACTTGCTTAAACCCGTTTTCTGATCGGACGGAACCGTTAAAAGTTGTATTAGCCATGTTAATCTCCTTGTCTCGGCTACTGTCAGCTTACGCTGTCAAGGTTAATTTATTATAGTATATAGTAAAAAAGGGTGACTAGCAAGCCACCCTTTTGATTTTTTGCGGTTAAGCTCCTGGGGAGCCAAAGATACCTAACGGATCAGATACGCCAAAGCTATATCTTTCTCTCGCTTTATATCTACTGTTACCTGTGTCGAAATCAGCATCCATAGATGTTGACATTGCGGTACGAACAAAATGTTTTAGTCCGTTTGGTACATCTGTTTTAACAAACCAAGCATCTGTATCAGTTAGATAGTGGTTTACAGTGTAGCCTTCTGGAATAGAACCATTGTTCTTAATCGCATTAAGGTCATTATCTGCGGTAGATACACGTCCTTCTGTTTCTAACAAACGAGTCGCCACAAACTGTAGATTCGGTGGAATGACCAGTTTACGAGGTCTAGCTGCAATTAGCAGTCCTCTTTCATCTGTCCATCCAGCAATCTGAATAATAGCCGCTTCCAAGGAAGTTTCATTAAGGTCAGCTGCGGTTGAAGGTTCATTAGAGTTGGTGCCACCTGAAACTAATGGGTGTGCTGTAGAACAAAGTTCTAACCCATCGCCATAAGTGTACCCAGAATCGAAAGCATTGTTCAAGATAGAAGCTGCTTTAACTTGCTTTGTATACGCCATAGCACGAGCGAGTGCTTTAGTATAACGAGATGACAAAGAGTCATACAAGTTATCCTCAATAGCTTCTTCAGTAACTGAAAAACCCATTGCAATAGTCTCGTGGTTATAACGAGCAGTCCATGCTTCTTGAGCATTATCATACTCGATAGCTGAACCTTCGTCTTTAACAGGTGCAGCTGAAAAGCCTGATAATTTAGTTTCTTCTTCAAAAGAACGATCTGAAGATTCTTTATCAAAAATTTCAGTGTGTTCTTCACCATACTTCGCATATTCCATGCCGAAAAGGGCATTTAGACCAGGAAGTAGTTCTTTAAGTAATTGAGCTCTTGATATCGCCATTGTCTATCTCCCTTATAAGCCAGTTGCAGTACGGTATGCGTGACCACCCACAGAAATATTACTGCTTTCATAGGGGGCATTAAACACAACGAGAACTTCTTGAAAAGCATCGCTACCGGTTTTTGTATCCTCAACCACATCAATTATTTTGAGTGGAAGTGAAAGTGTAGTAGCAACGCTACTGCTGAGTAAAGCTAACTTAGCTCGTCCATTAGTAGTATTTAATGTATTACTAATAATCGTAGCATTGTTACCAATAACAGTTCTTGCCACTGTAGCCACAGTTGTGGTTGCAGAACAGACAGCTACTTTCATTACTACGTCAGGGTCATCAACAACAAATGCGTCAATGTCACTAGCAACGATGCTGCCAGGATATTGGTTGTTGAATGTTAACTGACTAGTGTTTGGGTCAGTATACTGACAGCCCATGAAAATACCTAATGTACCAGTAGCACCAAAAGCTGTTGTACTTGCGTCACGATCAACAGTTCCGTCACTTACACGTTTTACTAGATCACCTTTGCCAATAGCTGTACCGTAGTTACTAGCTATTCTCATTTGGCGAGTAGCACCACTGTAAGAACGACCACCGATCAAACCAACGGGCACAAGCCCGTATGGAGCATCTATAGTTGGATAAGCCATAATTTTTCTCCAAATTTATCCTATATTAAAATTAATTACCTTTGCCGAAAGTAACCTTCGTTTTCCTATCATTAAATAAAGGCATACGAGGGTCATTTTCTCTCATGAGATTGTTGTCAACTGATTGTATTTGAGCATCTGCCTGTTTAGCAAAATAAGCATTACGCTCATCAACCAATTCTTCTGGAGCTTTACAAAGCATCAACCCCCCGATTACAATGTTATCCTTGAATTTTTCATTTTCAATCGTAACAATCGTAATTTCAGGATGGTCTACTGCCTTTACAGGCTCCCAACCTTCTCTGAGTTTTGAGGAAACGTTAGTGGCATCTACTAAGCCTTGAGTGCTAACCCTAACCCAGTGATACTTATATCCCGGCTCAGGATTTGGAGATGGTAAAGTCTCCGGACGCTGCCAAGCCTTTTTGCGGGTTGTTCTTTCACGTGTTTCAAGTTCTCTGTCAATTCTATTTTCAGCCATTTTCTTTCCTCATTTCTTCTGCAACCTGTTTGGCGTATAAATCTAGTGGTACTCCAAGCCTTTTAGCTATACTCACCTGTGTTTGCGTTAGTGTAACCTTTTTAGGGGCTGTGCTCCGTGTAGCGGGTGCAACCACATTTGATTGTCGTTTCTTAGGCTTCTCAACCTCCGGTTTTTCTCCCCCTTCAAAATTTTCAGGGAATAATTGTCGCATCCGAGCATCTATGGTTTCATAGTACTCATCAGTTCGGGCGTATTCAGGCCCTTTTTCTTTGACAAGTTTAGTATGCAGCCCCAATGCGAGACTTGTCATCTCATCGTCTGTACCAAACCAGGTATTGGCTTCCGCCCATTTCTTGGTCCGTACATCCATCGCTGGAGCGGTTTCTTTATTCTGTTCTACAGGAGTATCTCCTTCCTGTAAAGTAGGAACTTTAAAATTTTCTAACTTATCTGCTTTAATTTTAGCAGAAGTTAAAGTTTCTTGTGCTGCGAGTATAGCATCTGTGTCTCCTGCTTCATAAGCATCTTTATATGCTTTTTTAGCACTTTCCAACTCTTTTTCAGTAGCTTTTTTAGCTTGTTCAAGCATAGCTGTCTGATTTTTACCGACAGTACCTTTTAGTTTTTTATTTTCTTCAATAAGCTGTTGGGAATAACGTTCAAGTTCATTTTTCTCACGTGTAGCTTGCTCTTTAGCACGTCTTTCATCATGATAACCTTTACTGAAATGTTTTATTCTAGTACGTACTTTTTCAGAATATTCACCTAATTCTTCTTCAGTAACTTCAGTAGGTGGCTCGGATACTTTACGGCCTCTATCAGCTTCCGGTGTATCATCAACAACCTCAACCTCCATCTCACTTGCAGTATCATCAGTTTTACTTTCAACCTTTTTTTCTTCTGGTTTAGATTTTTCTGAGATATCAACTTCGATAGCACTAGATTTTTCAATCTCGATATCAGGTTTTTTATTTTCTTTTTCATCTGGGAATGTATATTCTACTTTTTCAAATGCCATTATACCCCCCTATGCTCTCTGTACGCCACGAGGATCAGCTACAACAGCTTCTATTGAATCATCATTCATTAGCCGATATTCTGCCCCGTTAATTTTAAATCTTGTTCCAGTATTGGCACGAAACATGACGTAATCACCCTGTTTACACCATGCTCCTTCAGGGAAACGCTCTTTGTCACTATAAGCTTGAGTACCCATGTCAATAACAACTCCGATAATAGACATTATATTTTCATAATGCTTTTCTTTATCTGTTTTTAATAATTCAGTACCCTCATATTTGTCTTCTACTTTTGGTAACGCTACCAATACCCTGTAACCTACAGGTTTAGGTAATTGTAGTTCCAATTCTTCATCGGATACATTTATTTCTTGTAAATCTACTCTATTCATTATCTTCCTCAAATTGATTTCGCTGGAGGTCTTTAATAATTGAAATACTTGACTCGAGACCCCGTACCAAGCCAGTAACTTCCTTATATTGGGAGAAATCTTTAGGTCCTCCTGATGTAAGAAATTTCACAGAGGACTCTTTTTGTTCCTCGATTTGTTCTATAAGCACGTCAAAGACGGTTTTAGCCATAAATTATCCTTTAGGTTTAGTTTCTGGTTTATCTTTAGCTTTATCTTTTTTAACAGTATTAAGTAAATCGACACCAGTTTTAAGCTTGTTAGCCTCTCTAGCGTCTTTCATTTTTACTTTCTCTTTTTTAGCGTTCAAGGTTAATTCTGCCTGATCCATCTGGATATCTGCCTGATCCTTTATTGCTTTACGCTGTAGTTCAGCAGCTTTTAATTTATTATCATCAGCATCTTTCTTGGCTTTACGCTGTACTTCTGCCGCTTTCAGTTTTAATTCCTGCTGTTGCATTTGTATAATCGGGTCTTGTGCTTTCTGCTGTGCTTCACGTTGTGCCGCTTGCTGTTTATGTGCCTGTGTAAGCTGTCTGCCTGCATCGGCAACCAGACGTGCGAGATTAACTTCAACTTCTTCAGGGAGTTCTTCGTTAGGTGGAGGTAACGGAGCTCCTAATTTCTCTTCGATCTGTTTGCGGTAGTTAAACCCTAGATGTTCAGCTATATGTGCCTGCAAGGATGCCATAATCTGTTTTGCCTGTGGATTCTGTCCTATAAGCTGGGCAACCATCGGGTCTTGCATAAAGGCCGTATGAGTAGCAATATGAGCATCATGATCCTGATAAATAAACGCTTTCATCGGTTTACCGACAAGGGCGTTCATATTTTCGCTTACTGGATCAGATGGTTTAATATCTTCTTTTGTCGGTACAAGCTTATCAGCATTTTTGACCCCCAGTACTTCTATCATCTGCCTGTGAAGTTGCGGCAGGTCATATATTTGTGGAGCCTGTGCTGACATCTGTAATACAGCCTGATACTGAACAACCCTTTGAGCCATTGTAGAACTGTTGGGATCACTAACAGGTATGACATCAACCATTAAATAGTCAGCTTGCCTTGCCCCAACCTCTCCTCTAACAGGTTGGTATGCGTATTCTGCAGGTGCATATTCTGATAGTATTGCTTTTAACAGTTTAAATTCCTGCTTCATTGCATAATGAACACGTGCCTGTACAGCAGCCATAGGCTTCAATGTACGTTCCAGTAATGCCAATGTGGTTCCTACAGGAGCATTTGCCGACATGTCGGATATGTTCATATCGCTTATAGCCCCTAATCTTCTGCCTTCGGTAGTAATCTTATCAAGTAACTGCAGTAAGGTTGCACTTGGTTCTTTATATGGAAGGGGCATAATATTATCCCGTATACTACCAGAGGGTACATCTACATCTTTCCACTCTCCAGGTTCTATCGGGGCATCATCACCCTTAATACGCAGCCCTCTTGATTTTAACCCGCCTGGGAGATTAGCGAGAGTCCCTGCATCTACTAGCTGACGTATTAAGGATGTTCCTGCACGAGCATATCCACCTATAATATGAATAAGCCCAAGTCCATAAAAGCCAAAACCCGGAACGTATACATAATGAACAAAATGCTGTCTTTTTAGTTTAAGTTCATCATCAGGACTCCAATTCCTACGTATAGCCAAAACTTTATTAGAGCCACGTTCTATGGTAACTATATAGGGCTTTGCTATCTCTTCTTCACTGTTATCTATACCTTCTATGACAATATCTGCATGAATTTCGTATACAGCATATCTATTGTCATCTGTAAGGGAATATCCGCCTTCTTCTGCTTTCCGTACTTCTATATCAGTATGAAATGCCTGTGGTTCCCCTAAATCTTCCACTTCACGGTAAAACTTGTTAGCCTGAAGTTTCTTTAATTCATTTTTAGTCTTACGCATTATATGCGTAACACGTTCAGCTGTTTCTATATGGGATGCCCCATAAGGAATAATTACATCTTCTGCAGGAATATAAATAGCACATTGCCTGCCTATATTCGGATCATAATAAACTTTCTTAAATGCCGAACCTGACAAACCAAGACTGTACAGTAATCTTTCATGCTCAGACCTGTACTCCACCATATTCTCAGTAAGTTCATAATTCATATCCCCTTTAACACGGGTAGCTGCTTCTTCCTTTTCCTTTGTTTCATCACCTATAATTTTAGTTTTTACAGGTCCAAGTGCAGGAAATGTTTCACTCATAGTTTCTGCCTGAAACCGTATAGCCGCTTCGGCAAGGACTGTAGAATAGACACCACAGGCTCCTTCCCAGGGGTCAGTGCGTTCTTCGTATTTAAACCCTAACACGTCAAGCCCTTTTACAAATGTATCCGCCCAGTCTTTCCTACTGTCTACATCAGACTCAACCAGATCAATAAGCTCAGAAGCCAGATTATCAAGGACATTCTCCTCAAGTGTTTCGGCAAGGTTACCATCAAACTCGGTTTCCCCTGCCTCTTCTCCCGGAATCAGGGTAACTTCTACGCTACCATCATCAAGAGTAACCATATCGGGATTTACAATTTCAATCTCTAAATCCGGTTCAGGCAGTTTACCATTTTTCTTTATTTCTTCCTCTATTCCCAGAGGAGCTGGAGATATCCCTTTTTCAATAGCCATAATTTACTCCCTAATAATAAGCCGATCTTCTTTTAAAATACTGTGTTTCATCAGGTTCGTCACTGGGTAGTCTTATAAACCCTCCCTGTCTGAACCTCATGAGTGCCATAACTGTAGAATCAACCAAGTCATCATGACTCATAAATGGAAATCCTGCAATCTCTTCTATAACTTCTTCTGCCCATCTTGTCTCCGGAACCCATACAAGTCCTGAAGATACAATATCAGAAACAGAATTTAAGCGAGCCAGTTTATCTCCTGAGCCTCTATGCGGGGTATACTCCTGTATAGGCAGTCCCATTCTTCGCATCTCCTGATACAAGGCTGTCCCCGAGTTTTTCTTCTCCACAATAAACGCATCGGGTTCCCACGCAGAATATTCTCCCATTGCTAATTCTTTTAGCTCTGGAAACTCCATACGCTTTTTTATACTATTTAACAAGATAATATTATAATTATCTTTACTTTCATTTAAAAATACACCCCAAGTTGTCAGGGCAGTATAGTCAGCCCTGTTATGGGTTTCTGCTGCAGCATCAAGCGACATTATAATATACTCGCATGATGGGGGATTTGGCTCTTTCCACATCTGCCACCATTCCCTTTTAACCAGAGCAGCCTCTTCTGCGGTTGGTTCCTGCTGATACTGAGCATTCCACTGGAATACGGGCATAGAGGCCTTGGTGCGGAGCAGTGCGTTCAAATCAAAGAACTCGGGCCACAAGGGCTTTTGTACAGATTTGTTTGTTTCTTTTTCCACAACATCCAATATAGCAGGAAATTCTACAACTTCGTACTGGTCAGACATATTATTGTTTACCATGTCGTTTGTAACACGCCCAGTAAGATCATCCATATGCCATCTTGTCTGTATAATAGCTACACGACCCCCCGGCATCAGACGTGTACGAGCACCAAAAGTAAACCATTCATAAGCCTTCTCAAATACACTAAAATTACCATTAATAACGTCCTGTTCCGAATGCGGGTCATCCACCAGAAGTAAATCAGCACCACGACCAGCCAATGCAGAGCCAATACCGCAAGCATAATACTCACCGCCAAAGTTTGTATTCCATCGTCCTGCTGACTTGGAGTCAACAGCAAGCTGTACTTCAGGGAATATCTTCTTGTAATCGTCAGACGCAATTAAATTACGTACCTTTCTACCAAAATCCACCGCCAAATCGGTTGTATGTGATACCATCATCACTTTTTTATTAGGATTTCTACCAAGAAACCACGCAGGAAACATAATGGACACAAGCTGGGATTTACCGTGTCTAGGGGGAATATTGACACAAATCCGGTCTTTTTTGCCCTGCTCAATGTCCATTAACAGGTTAGCCAGTATCCTATGATGTTTTCCAACTTTATAGTCAGGCTGCATATGTTTGCAAAATTCAATCAAATCATCGTAAACCCGATCCTTATATTTACGATTTGACAATTCATCGACCAATTTATTTATTTCTGTTACTTCTTCAGAGGAATATTGGTCAAGATTGTCCAGCATTACGGTAATTTCTTCTTCAGAAAAGTCTATAGCGGCTTCAGCTGTCATCTGATTTCTCTTCCAGACCAAGTTCCTTGTCTGCATCGAAGGATTCCCCTTCAATAACAACCGCATCTTCCACTTCTTCTTCAGGACTCATTAATTTTTCCAGCTTTTTACGTAATTTTTCCTTCAAATCACTTGTTGACTGGTGTGTTATGGTCACTTCCGACTTTTCTGCGAACAATCCAACATCAGAAATCTTACCAAGAAGCTCCAAAGCACGTATACGTACTTTCGCATCGGGGTTTTCTGTCTCCAGAATCAGCTTATTTGTTACCATATGCCTTATATGTACGGAATTTTTAACAACAGCCTTGCCAAATTCACTTAAAATACCATCAGTCAGCATAAGGGAAGCAGGTGTAAGGGCTGCCGCCTTGTTGTTTGTGACCTTTTTAGAGGTTTTTTCAGGGTTATCGGCATAAGAAGTAGCTAACTTAGCCGCTACATCCTTATCTTCAGCAGTCGGTTCAAGGTCAAGCCCCTGTTCCTCAAGCTCTTTTGCTGTATTAGCGGAAGCTTTGGTGCGAGTCTTCAGGTCCACAGACTTCAAGTCCGGTGGTTTTTCAACACCAACTTCAGGTTCTACAAGTATAGTCATACATAATATATCGCAGGTTTAATTACCGTTAACTACTATATATACAAAAAAAATTTTTTTACAAGCGGTTTTTGGGTCCCATATAGGGGGCCTTCCTATATTTCAAAATTTTACAGATTATTCGTGTAAAATGATATTCTTAAGAAGAAGATGGTACCAATTCAAAATTCGGGGTGCATGGGGGGGCGTATGCTTTCCCATAGCAAAAAATGGCCTTTTGAAACCAGTTTTTAAGTATTTAAACTTATTATATAGTGTTGTTTTGTGTTTATCTATTGTAATTCATATCATTTTATGCTTATATATAATCATCAAGCAGGCAAATGCTTGGCGACTAGCCAAGTTTAAAGTATTGCCACGTTGTGGCATTAATCAGATACAATGTCTGAGCGGCTTGGTTAGTGGATGTCATAGGAGTAACTCATGACAAAAACTAAAGAAGTTGTGGCGGCAACTGAAAACGCACCTATCGTTGAAATCTCAAAGGCAGTGAGGGAGCTAAAAGCTCTTCCTGATTTTGGTAGTGATCTTATTGTTAGATCATTGCAAAAACAAACAGAGGGAGCCAAGCTTGAAGGTGATTTTGTAGAGTGGTGTTTTAAGGAAGACATTCCTAGCACTCATTTTATTTCACCTAATGAAGTCAATTCAAATAAGGCCAAGAAAACTTATTTGAAAAGCACTGCCTCTGCTGAGTTTTATGCTGATTGCATAAACAAGGCTAGGCTTGGTAAATTCGGTGAGCTAGGAGCTAAGGCTCTTGGCTTAGCGAGTGCAGAGCAAGTTAGGTACCATCCTGACTTTGTAGATACTAAGCTAGGCGGAGATAACTGGGCTAGATGGTACACTGCAAATAACAGTGTGGCTTCTGGTATAGTTTCCGATTGGAAAGCTAAGCTTGAACGTTTCGAGAAAGCTGAGGCCAAGAAGAAAGCCTATAAGGCTGAGATTGAACTGGCTGAGAAAGAGGGCCGTAAGCCTAACCTTGCTCAGTTCAATGACGAGAAAGGTGCGAATCAGAAACGAAAGACCATTGGTCAAAAGTTTCAAGCCCATCTTGACAATGCTCTGAAGAGTCTAACGACTTGGAAGAATATGGATAATGTTCCAGATACAATCCTGGTTGTGGCTGAACAGTATGCTAAGGACATCAAAGCAATGATGGCCGAGGCCAAGAAGGCTGAGAAGATTCGCCAATAACTTCACAATAACTAAGAAGGGGGGCAGGGATAATCCTGCCTCTCTAATCCCTAACTTATAGGAGGCTACTATGCCAAAAGCAAGTAGAAACTTTGTCAATCTTGACAGAGTAAATGAGGCTGATCTTTTTAGAAATAAAAAGGTTTTATCTTTAACATCTAAAGAGGAGGCTATAAGGAATTTCATAGATAGTAATTACTATCAACATGTTATGCCTACTATAATCAAAATGATTGTAGGACCTGAGCTAAAGCATGAGCATTCGCTCATTGAAAAAGAGCTTAAGAAATGGGGTACTAAATGAGGGCCCGTGCAATACATAGGGAGGAGCCGACTATGGCTCCTCTTCAGAGAGTAACCATATATCTAACTCATAAAGAAATGGATATGATGGAGAATAAATGTAGAGAATGTGAAGAAGCATTTGGCTTCCGTCCTACAACAAAACAGCAAGGTGATATGTATAAGCATGCATACTTTGCACATAGGAGTAACAAATGAGTGAATACTTTATTAACTTTGTTAAGCTTATATTATTCATAGCTTCCGTTTGCCTGTTATGGTTATCAGGCGGGGAAGTACTAAGCGATGCAGGGATAGGAATTACAGTGATATACACTGTGTCAGCTATTGCCTGCTTACTACTAGGCATGTCCATTTGGATAGATATGAACGGTAGATAATAGATTGGGGATACAGAGGTAACATTCTGTATCCCCTTTGATACCAGTGTTAAGGGGAGCGTAGAGCCTCTGACATAAAAAAAGATTGGCTTGAGTCCTCAATCACAGGGTTACTCGTTAGTGATTCACTAACGAAATGACACTCGGAGTAGCAACGAGTAGCACTGAAACCAGTGTTTGGTGGAGCGTAGAGCCTCATGACTCGTTAGTGAATCACTAATGAACTTGTTAGCACGTGTTTGTAATGTTCCATAATGTTCCATGAATGTTCCATAATGTTCCATAACTGTGGAACATTATTGTTTTGTTATGTTTTGTTTAGTTCTATTAGTAGCAATGAGTTTTTGTCCTATCAGAACTTGCAGTTTAGTATAGTTTTATAAATATTTTATAATGTTCCCTTTTAGGAAAATTGGACTCCGTCTTATTGAGATATATTAGCAAGTTTTCAAATGTTCCTCTGTTCGAGAGACCCTTCTGAGCGTAGTCCAATTTCCGTTTTCACGGCAACATTGGAACATTCTAATTAAATCAATGACTTACACAGTAGCACTGTGGAACATTACAGTACATTACAGTACATTACATAAAAACACACAATATAACATACTTTGACACGTACACCTAAGCAAATTAATTATTAGTTACCTATTGACATTCCTCGATAGATGTGTTATAATAATAGTATAATAAAGAAAGGATAAAAATTATGAGTAAGAAAAAATCTGTTAGTGAAACACTAACGAAGAATATTAAAAAAGCAAGAGAGCAATTACAAAAAGAAGTTCAAGAGTTCATTAGGTTCAACAATAGAAAAATGAATCCTATTGAAGCACACGAGTATTTGCATAAGGTAGTTGCTCGCAATTTTAACCAACCAAAGAAGGAGGACATATAATGTCTGAACAAAATAAAACTGTTAGTGATTCACTAACCGAAACTGTACCATCACTCTCATCAAGTGCAATGCTAGTCGATTTGCAGATATCTCAGTTTACTGGTAGTAAAAAAGATAAGAAGGCATCAGAACAAGTTACTGCAATCAACAACGCAGACAAGGGTGTCGCCAACGTACACAAGAAACTGCTTGGTAACTGCAAGGAACTTGATGACATCAAAAAGCACGTTGGTGAAACTCGTAACCATTACCATTATGCTATGACTATGCCTTGGTCGAATATGGGTTTGCGATTATTGACAACACCTAATTACTTTAACTACCATAAGGCTATGACCGAACGGCAGGCTACTTTCGCATCACTTGTTGACACGTTTCTACAGAGTTATGAATGGAAGGTGTCGCAGGTAAATGCTAATCTTGGTAACTTGTTCAATCGTTCTGATTACCCAACACTTAGTGAGATGAAACGCAAGTTTGCTTTTAATCTTGATTACCCACCATTACCCGATGCAGGCGATTTTCGTATTGACATTGGTAATGAAGGTAACAAGGCTTTGAAGGAAAAGTACGAAGGTTACTATGCCAAACAACTGGAGAACGCAATGGGTGACGTGTGGACACGTTTACACGAGAGCCTATCAAATATGTCCGAACGTCTTGACTATCAAGGCAAAGGAGATAAGAAGACCTTTCGAGATACTCTCGTATCGAATGTTGAACATATGATGGGTCTTCTTAAAACATGCAACGTAACGAATGACCCTAAGATGGAGCAGGCACGTATCGAACTTGATGATGTCTTGCGTGGTGTCACACCCGATGCTTTGCGTGAAGACGATTACCTACGTTCGCAGACTAAACAGTCTGTTGATGAGGTCATCAAATCATTACCATCAATTAACTTTTAATCCGTTAGTGAATCACTAACACAATCTCTAAAGGAGAAACAAAATGAGTATACAAGCAACTAGAGCATACGCTCAAAACCACGATGAAGTATGTAACACAATCATGTCCATGCCTTGGAACACAACATTAGTCCAAGGTCATATGGGTATTGGTAAATCAACATTACTTGAGATGTTGAAGAAAATAACTGGACACCTTGCATTCTATGTGGACTGTACCACGTTGGATATTGGTGACATAATGATACCCAAGATTAACCATCTTGAAGGTGTGGACTTTGTATCGTATGCAATCAATGAAGCCTTTGGACTTCATAAAAACGAGCCCGTCATCATCATGCTTGACGAGATTGGTAAAGCCAATCCATCAGTAAAGAAAGGTCTTACACGTTTCATGTTGGAGCGACAGATTGGTAACTACAAGCTACACCCTAAGTCGTTATTGTTTGCGACAACTAACTTATCTGCTGAGGGTGTCGGTGATATGTTTGAAGCACACCAATGTGATAGGCTCAACATGATTGAGATGCGTAAGCCTACATCAGAGGAATGGCTTTCCTATGCCGTCAATGAGGATGCTGATTTTAATATACTTGGCTTTGCCAAAGAGTTTCCTCAAATCTTTGATGACTTCCGTGATGTAAAAAATCCCGATGACAACCCATACATCTATCACCCACAAGCCGTTGGTCGTGAGAAGTTTGTTACACCTCGTGGCTTAATGAAAGCAAGCCACCTGTTGAAGGCTCGTGATAAGATGACAGATAACTCGTTAATGAGTAATCTTATCGGTACTCTTGGTCAACGGGCATCTATGGACTTGATGTCTTTCGTTAAGTTGGCTGATCAAATGCCAAAGCGAGAGGATATCATCAAAGACCCAAGCACGGCTAAAGTTCCCGACAGTGCGAGTGCTATTTGCATGGTCGTATTTAGTGCGTTGGCATCAATGGACAAGGACTTTATAAATCCTTGGATGACTTATCTTGATAGGCTTGATAAAGAGGCTCAAGGTATGTTTGCCAATGGTGTGCGTGATGGCAAGTATGGCAAGCAGTCACTTGTTATGACAAATGCGAAGTTCACAGAGTGGGCTAGAAAAAATAACTATATGTTCGCATCGGACAAAAAATAGTTAGTGAATCACTAACGGAAAGGAGAGACTAATGTTAACCATAGGTAAAACATTAAGTGTAGAGCAACGATTGCAAAAGGCAGTCGTTGACATCATGGCTAATCCAAAGTACATCGCACTTGCAGGTGTACTGATGATTGGTGAACGTGCAGTAACAGATGACCCTGCGATAGGTACGGCTTGTACTGACGGCAAGAATGAGATTTATAATCGTGAGTTCTGTGAGAAACTCAATGACGCAGAGTTACGATTTCTTATCTTGCATGAGAACTACCATAAGTTGTATCGGCATATGATAACGTGGCAACATCTGTCCAAGGAAGACCCTCTACGAACTAACATGGCAATGGACTTTGTTATCAATATCAAATTGGTAGATGATAACAAGGATAACTTTGCCACGATGACGGGTATACTTGAGAAAGGTTGTCTCAACGAGAAGTATCGTGGTTGGGATACGGCACGGGTCTTCAAAGACTTACCCGAAAGTGACGATGAATGTGGTGGAGGTCAAGGCAATGGTCAAGGTGAACCATTCGATATTCACGATTGGGACGGAGCTGAGGGTCTTAGTACCGAAGAGAAGAACAAGTTATCACGTGATATTGATGAAGCCATACGCCAGGGAGCGATGATAGCAGGCAAGGTCGGCAATGGTGCTGACCGAGAACTGACCGAGTTGCTCAAGCCACAGATTGATTGGCGACAAGTATTGCGTGAGTTCGTCAAGGACACGTGTGCAGGCAAGGACTTCTCGACTTGGCAAAGACCGAACAGACGTTTCATTGGGTCGGGTATTTATATGCCAAGTAGTTTCACCGAGAGGGTCGAGGGTATTGCCGTTGGTGGTGATATGTCGGGTTCGATTGGCGAACGTGAGCAGGCAGTTATACTTACCGAGGTTTCAAGTATGGCTGAGATTGTCAAGCCATCGTGGTTGCGTATGCTCTATTGGGATACCGAAGTTGTTGGTGACGAGAAGTATGAGATGCACGAACTGGATAACTTTGTCAAGTCTACCAAGCCAGTAGGTGGTGGTGGAACTGACCCTAGTTGTGTGCCTCTGTACTTGCAGACCCACAAGATAACACCTCAATGTGCAATTATGATTACTGACGGATATGTCGGTTCTTGGGGTAAGTGGAGTTGTCCAGTGCTTTGGGTCATCATTGACAACGATAGTGCTACGCCTAGTGTTGGCAAGTATGTTCACGTCAAGTCACACGAAATCTGTTAGTGAATCACTAACGAGTTACCACGGCAGTTGTAAAATGCAGCGGCAGCTGCAAGCCAGTTAACTTATCGCAGGAGAACTTGTTATGAGAGGAAGAAACCAAAAAAGTAAGTTTGCCTATCGTAGAATTAAAAAAATACAAAGGGCACGAAAAGATAAATTTAAACCCACAACCAATAGGAGGACAAAATGGGTAAAATAAAACAAGTAATAATTGAAGCAGAGGAAATGCTCGTGGAGTTGTTGAACGACATGGGCATGACTAACGACCAAGCCTTGCGAACTATCGAGAATAAACTCGGTAGTTTAGGTAGGGAACACGCTGAAGGTCTATTAAAAATGTGGAAGGAGGAAGACAATGGGATATAGAAGTCAAGTCCATTTGTTGTTTGGCATGAGCAGTAAATCTCATCTGCAACAACTGGTATCTGTGTATCGGATGTTGCCTGCCGTTCAAAAGCATAACCTAATGGAGCAGTGGGATTATCATGTTGAAGAAAAGTGTGGGGATATGTCACGTAACTTTGACATAAACTATTTGCATTTTTACGGAAACGATTGGAAATGGTACGATGAGTATGATGAAGTGCAAGCCTTACAAGCCATTTTAGACCTAGGCAAAAAGTTTTGGTCTGAAAGAAAGTTTCCCTTTGCGTATCGGTTGGTACGCACGGGGGAAGATAGTGGTGATGTCGAAGAATATAACGACACTACTGTAACAGATGAGGATACAGATACGAAAGGAGCAGAGGACGCAGAAACTATGTCTGAGTTCTTTCAAGAACTTATCTATCCTTATAACAATATAGAAGTCAATATTAAGCAATATGTTAGTGAATATGAAGCTGAGACTGATGAACTAATAACAAAACTAGAAGAAGGAGAAACTAAATGAGTATGTATAATACGTATGGAAGAATGTTCCATTTTAATAACTTTGAGCAAGTAGCACAACACTACAGAGAAACCAAGCCAATCGCAGGGAAGTTCAAACATTTGAACATCATACCCGTTGGCGATAGGAAACGTAAATGGGAACGTATTGAGAAGATATCGGATGATTGCTACGCACTCTATAATGCTGAATTAGGTGACCCCATATGCCATAACGAGGCTTGGAAACCAACGTACTTCAAGGGTTTAACCCCCGAGATATCGTTGGCACTTGCACCGATTGTGTGGACACGTGTTAAAGGTGGCTACACGATACGTATACGTAACGGGTCGGGTGATCATGCTCATGTTAGCAGATATTCATTCCTCAATCGTGCTATGCCGAGCAGTTTGGGGTTTGTGCAGACTGGTAACGGCAGGCAGTATATAAAATGTGGTGGTGTTGACTACTATTTACCTAAGAGTAAATACGAGTGTGATTATAAGGTTGCTAGAAGTGGTGACGAGTACAAGCAATGGGAAGGAGTGAAAGACGACCATCATTATCTGACGTTCTACCACGATGATTTGGGAGACTCAGCATCTCATAGTACTGGTTGGAAACCATACACTAACACGTTTACGTTTCAGTATCCCAAGTCACGTATCGACAAGGAGGAGAAAGCCAAACACAAAGAGAATACCGATAAGTTTTGGGATTGGATTTGTGCAGTAGCACCTCTCATGCCCACGAATGGTGGTTGGGATACACCCGAACGTAAGAATTATGAGGGGTACAACAGTCGAATGGCAGATGAAGCCAATGACTATCTAAACGATGTGGCTGTTAATTATTATAGTCGTAGTAGCACTAGTCCTTTGGGTGGTAAAAATGAGACATGTGCCAAAATTGTCAAGGAAATGATGGCTGATGAAGAACATCCGTTGCGTTTGCCAATGGCTTGGGCATTTGTCAATACTGTAAATGGTGGTGGTTATTATAACAACGAGGTTAACGAGTTTGCAAGCGTTACAAATCAAGAGAAGGCAAGTAAGATACGTGCTAAATATAATCGTTGGATTAATACCCAACTTAACCTAGTGAAAAACCACGAGTCGGGCAAGGTGCTCGTTAGTGAATCACTAACAAAAAAGGAGAAGTAAATGAGTAATCAAATAATTGATAAAGTTAAAGAGCATTGTAAAGACGAAATAGCAATCAATGAGGAACACCCTTGGGAAACAATATCAGATGGCACTGGAGATATATGCCGTGGTCGTTTGGAGTTTGCCGAAGGTTTACTTGAACGAATTAACATATGGGAGAAAAAAAATGGGTAAGAAGTTAACCCTTAAAGAAATTCAAAGTCGAATAGATGACCTTGAAGGGAAGTACTATAAAGGTTGGAGCAATTCTGAGGAATGGTGGAGGGTTACTGGAGATGTCAACCCGACAGACCGAAGGCTTTGGACTTTATATCACGGACTAAAAAACCAAAGAAAAAAGGAGGAAGTAAATGAGTAGTCTATTACTTAGTTATCCAGTCATAGATAAAATCATAAAAGTTGCACCTTGGGGAGCAGAGATTAGCGAATTTGGAGAATTCCCTAGTGGTGCTATTGATGATGGAAAGTCGTGTTCTGAAAAATGTATTAGAAGAAATCTACTATACCAAATGAAAGAAATAGACATGGAAGCAACTCGTGAATACCATAAAAAGTATCCACCAAAAGTTGGTAATGAAGTTGTGGTATTTAATACATCTGGTGGTTTACATCATAAACAACACAAAAGAATTTCTACAATAACAGATAGAGGTCGGTTAATTGTAGAGCATGGAATGGCGTATGCAGGTGTTTCTTTTTGGAAATCGGGGCAAAACTGTAAAGCACCAACTGGTCAAACTTGGCTTGTGCCTATTGAACTTTATGAAATAAAAATACTTAATCATGAATTTGGTTGTAAAAATTTCAAAATATATTTTCCCGAAACCTTAAAGGAGGAAGTAAATGAGTAACATTCGTTACCCAAAAGAATGGTGGGATTTCAAGGGGGTAACACCCCCACCCACCGAAGACACGTATGTGGACCCATCCGAAGAAGAAGTGGTTCGCATAATAACACGTTTAATTTCAACTTACATGCCAGTAGAACAAAAGAACTACGAAGAGCATGGTAAACCCGAAGGTCATATGTATCTTGACCTTTTAGTACTAAAGAAAGGATTGGATAATCATGAGCGTACTAAAACATAAAATGGTGGCTTTCACCAAAGAAGAACTCGACTATAAAAAGGTTCACTTTGACGAAGGTACGAACGAAGAATATATTAGACAATGCAAAGCAAAGAGAAAACGCTTACTTGAATATGCTGAAGCACTAAGTAGTGAAATACGTGGTACCACGTTTGCAAATAAAGATGACAAGTCTTTGTATGTGTTCATGGAAGGCGAATACATGTGTATGGGTTGGATCGGATACGGAGATTTTTTAGCTACTGTAAACGCTGAAGAAAATTCATTCGTTGTGTACTCACGTCATATCCAAAATATGAAGTATTCTGATTATAATAGTGAACAGCATTACATGGTGCAAAGTGTAAATATGGGCACTGCCATAAAGAACTGTAAGAAGTACTTACGTAACTACAGTACAGTAGAAATGGCTGACATCCAGTTGAGTGACGTAAAACACCATGCCACCAACAGAGTTGGAGAAATGGATAGGGATGCTAGAAATCAAATCTCTAGTGTTTTGGAGACAAGTACCTATAAACCCGAAACATCGGGGGTGTTCAACACTTTACGTCATGTACTCAAAAGTGGGCTTGAGTTTCCCGACAAGGAGTTCAAAGATAAACTTGTTCAGATGTATAACAAATATGACGAGTATCTGAGAAACAAAAGTGCTCCCGTTAACATGTTATACGTCAAGGTCTATGAACGTCTGGGGAAACGAACCTTTGATGTGGTTGATATAGGCAGGGTTGCTACTGGCAAGGAACAAGATGCGTCTTTGCATTACCGAACTTTGCGAGAAAAACCTCTTCAAAAATATGATGACGATACTTTGCCCGAATACCTTATTGGCAAGATATCGGTATTATCTATGGTCGAACCCAATACTTATGTTGACGATGTTGGTTTTCGTAGTAAGATAGAAAACACCTTTTATGTAGTGCGTGATGACAAGTAACCACGTAATGGTAAGTGACGACAAGATACTTCGTGTCTGCGTACATAAAGATAGGAATATCATCAGTATAATAAATTTAGATACTAATGCTCTTGACACGACAGATGAGGGTATCTATATTAATATAGAAGATGTACCCGATTGGATACAGAGGAGGTTAGCCGTTCTTATGATGGTGAACACTCACGGAGCCGATATAACCACCCCCGAGATTGAGGGGGTGGGAAGGCGAATATCAAACGGAGGTGCTGAAGCTGATTGCTTTTGGGTATACAAAGATAATCGTTAGTGATTCACTAACGGATTAATAAAAAGGGGGGAAGGTGCTAGTCATCTTCCCTTTGATGCCAGTGTTTTGTTAGTGAATCACTAACGGATTGAGGAGGTAAAAATGAGTGAAGGTAAGAATAAAGTATTTTATAGATATGCTTTTAAAGACTTAGTTTTAGAAAATCCAATGTACGGAGCTGGATTAGAGTATGTCAAAGTAATTTGTACGGACGAGGGCGAAGAATTTAAAACAAAGGTGAGGTTTATCGGTTTCGAGGATGAGGATGGTAAAGCGTTAGACGTAGATGATATTATGGTGGTTGCCAAAAGTGGACAAAGAAAATGATTGAGGCTCTAGTTTGCATGGCTACTGCCATATATTTTGAGGCTCGTGGTGAACCAACTGTTGGGCAGATAGCCGTAGGACAAGTTATCATGAGTCGTGTAGCTGACCACAGATACCCCGACAGTGTATGCGATGTAGTCAAAGAAGGATATTATTACTCTTGGAACCCCAGTATACCTATTCCCGATAAATGCCAGTTTTCATTTTGGTGTGACGGCAAACCCGAAGAAGTTACAGATAAAGAAGCTTATGCTTGGGCAGAAGAAATTTCTTGGGGGTTGCTTGAGGGAGATTTAAACATGATTGATCTAACCGATAGTGCAACGCACTACCATGCGTGGTGGGTTAGACCATCTTGGAGTAACAGATTTACACGTACTGTTAGGATAGACGAACATATTTTTTACCGTTGGGAGATGGATTAGCATGAATGCAAAACATTATGAATGGAACAACCACGAAGATACATATGAAGAAGCACTGAGACGTAGACTTATAAGCTTAGAAAAAGAAAACGATATTTTAAGATCAGATTTAAGAGAACTTACAAAAGTATTTTATAAATTATTGGAGGGTAAAAACGTGACTAAATTTTCAGATGAGTTTGTACAGAAAGTTCAAAACTTTTACAAGGAAGGTAAGAAACAAAAGAAGGCAAGCAACGATAAAGTATTTACGATTGAGGATGTAGTTGAGAAGTTCGGTATCTTACCTAATCAAGTAAAAAGAATTTTATATATTAGAAAGAATGGAAAATGACACCCGAGGCAAAAGTTAAGAAGAAAGTGATAGCACAGTTAAAACTTATGGGTGCATATTATTTTTATCCAGTAACGGGGGGTTACGGACGAAGTGGAGTTCCTGACATAGTTGGATGTTTTGGTGGTAACTTCTTTGGGATTGAATGTAAAGCAGGAAGCAATAAGCCCACCCCTTTACAGCAAAAAAATTTAGATGATATAGTAAAACAAGGTGGGATAGCTTTGGTTATTAATGAAGAGAATGTAGGTAGCGTTAGCAAATTATTAAGTACAGTAGCCCAACGGGGAACAGATGGAGAAACAAAAAAAGATGGTCTTTTTATACGATTTTAGGGGGTACAATCATCCACGGGGATATCGTTTCACCCCTCTGACGGGCTTTAAAACAAGCCGTTTTTTGAAGGAATGTTTAAAATGAGCCGTTGGATATATGATGTACCTAATTTTATTCCTTGGGATTTCCCTACCCCCGAAGATGAACATGACGAGACTTTGGATTATTTAGAAAAGAGAATGAACTCTAAAGCATACAATAAAAATTTTATATTTGATATCATGGGGGTTTCAGATAACAGAACACAAGCCGAGAAGTTGGATGCCGAAGTAAGAAAGAGTAGGCGTGAAGGAGGAAAGAAAACAGTTAGGTCAATAAAATATGGAATTAGATAGAATACAGAGTGTTTTTTTAATGTGGTTTTTTGTAGTTTTGTTTGTTCCACATTTTAAATCTTTTCATACTCTGTGGGGTAAGCAGTGAGAGCCCTTGGTTTGTACTCATGGTTACCATTAATCCACTGCAGTAGTGGCATACGCCTCCTTTCAAAATGTATGTGACTCTACCTATAGAAGTATAGTAAAATACTAATCCCCCCGAGAGTCCGTCTTGGGGGGTACCTAGAAATTAACGGGAGAATTAAATGACAGTAATTGATATATCGCAGGAAAACGTGTTTCCACTTATGAAGGTGGCAAGAGCATTATCAAAAGCAGATAATTTAAACACACAAAAAATTTTAAAAGAGATGACAGAAAAAGATACCCTTCATTTTGTTGAGGTCTTTAATAAGTATTTTGGGGATTTATGCAAAATGGAATGGGATACTCAAGATAACCCTAAAGGGTTTAAATTAAATATAGTAGCAGATCGCATAGATGAATTTAATGCAAAAATAGGAGCATAGCAGATGGCAAAAGACAAACAAAAAATATGGAAATACTTGTTAGAGAACAGATTAGCCACAGCCGAAGAAGTATCAAAGAAAACAAAGGTAGACTTAAAGGTCGTTCGCAGGGCCATGAATTCTATAGGCACACCTAAACATGTTATAGAGAAAGAGGTTAAAGAGAACCGTTTAGCACTGTTGCAAGAAGCCATTAACCTTACGGGTGGGGATAGAGCGAAGGACTATGGCAATGCAGTAGATAACCATCGGCATATAGCAAAAATTTTTAACGCTATAACGGGTCATGAATTGACGGCACGGGATATAGCACTATTGCATACTTGCACTAAACTTTCGAGAGGACAGACAAGCCCTACAAAGCGAGACCATTACGTAGATAGAATGGCGTATGCAGGTATTGAATATGAATGTGTTATGTCGGAGGAAGAAAATGAGTAAAAGAATATCAGCATCAAAATTAACTGGCTCAAGTAAAGCACACGAGACAAGATGGTATATAAAAGGTAAAAGAGATAGATTTGAAGAACATAAAAAAGTGATAGATGATTTTCAAATTAATTGTTCTGAAAATCATGAAACTTATAAAGCACCAAATGGTTACGTCAGTACCTTTAGAAAAACTAGAGTATCAGCCTACGATAAGAAAAAAGAAGTATGGATAAGAACTGTAGATACTAGAGGTAGAGAAATAAATTATTTCTATCCAGTTAGAGGAAGAACATATTTTATAGCAGTTGATTTCTTTAACTACGATTACTTTAACACTGGCAAAGATTACAAACTACATAGAGGTAGAAATTGTAGTTCATGTTTGAAAGAAGAATATGACAAACTTAAAAAAGGATATTGGCTTTTGTTAGATAAAAAAGAATTATACTTTTTTGATACAAGATTTCAATATTTGCTTTGGGTAAAAAGCCCAAGACCTAAAAAACCAAAGAGGAAAGGAGGTAGATGAGTAATGGACTTAATAACGCTTGACTTTGAAACTTATTATAGCAAAGATTATTCATTAAAGAAACTAACCATAGAGGAATATGTCCGAGACCCACGCTTTGAAGTCATAGGCATTGGCGTAAAAGTAAATAACGGGGAAACCGAATGGGCAAGTGGAACTCATGACCAAATTAAAAATTACCTCAAAAGGTTTGACTTTGGAACTTCTATGGTACTTGCTCACAATACTATGTTTGATGGTGCCATTCTTAATTGGAAGTTCGGGATTGTACCCAAAGTTTTTACCGATACTTTATGCCTTGCCCGTGCTTTATTTGGTGTGGAAACTAGCCAAAGTCTTAGTGCACTTGCCGAGAAATATAGAATCGGAAAAAAGGGAACGGAGATATTCAATACGCTTGATAAAAGAAGGGAAGAATTTTCAGAGGAAGAACTGAGCCGTTTCGGTGACTATTGCGTAAATGATGTAGATTTAACCTACGAACTATTTAAATTGATGGGTCGTGGTTTTCCAAGAAAAGAATTTAAACTTATAGATTTAACTTTGCGTATGTTTATAACTCCAGTACTTGATTTAGATACTGGGTTGCTTGAACAGCACATTACAGAAACACGTGAACACAAAGAACAACTGCTTGAAAAAGCAGGGGTTGATAAAGATGACTTGATGAGCAACCCCAAGTTTGCAGAGGTGCTTAAATCGTTTGGCGTGAAGCCCCCCATGAAGATAAGTCCGACAACTGGGGAAGAAACATTTGCCTTTGCTAAATCAGACGAAGAATTTAATGCTTTATTAGAACATGAAGATGAAAGGGTTAAAGCCTTAGTGTCAGCACGTTTGGGTACCAAAAGTACCCTTGAGGAAACACGTACTAAGAGGTTTATAGATATATCTAAACGTGGGCTGCTACCGGTCCCAGTTAGATACTACGCAGCCCATACTGGGCGTTGGGGTGGTGACGACAAGATAAACCTACAAAATTTACCTAGCCGTGGAACACATGGTAAGAAGTTAAAGCGTAGTATCATAGCCCCCCTGAAGCATTCGCTCGTTGAAGCAGACTCCTCACAGATTGAGGCTAGGGTGTTGGCATGGTTTGCACAGCAGAATGATTTAACAGAAGCATTTACCAAGGGCGAAGATGTATACAAGAAGATGGCATCTCGTATCTATGATGTACCCGAAGAAGATATTACAAAGGAACAGAGATTTGTTGGTAAGACAACCATACTGGGTGCAGGCTATGGTATGGGGGCGTTGAAGTTTCAAGCACAGCTTAAGACGTTTGATTTTGATATAAGTATAGAGGAAGCTAGGCGTGTCATTGGCATTTATCGTGATGCCAACTGGAAGATTAGCCAGTTATGGAGAAACGCACAACATATGCTAAAGAACATGGTCAATGGCGAAGGGTTCAATTTTTCTAAAAGCACAATAGAAGTACTACCTCAATACTACTCACTAAGACTGCCATCGGGTTTGCAGATGAAGTATGAAGATTTAAAGGCTGACCAAACAGATGGGGGCACGGAGTTCCACTACCAAACTAGGCGAGGTCGCACAAAGATATATGGTGGTAAGGTTGTGGAGAACATATGCCAAGCCCTCGCCCGTTGCATAATTGGCGAACAGATGTTAGAAATTAGTAAGAAATATCGTGTAGTCCTTACAGTGCATGACTCGATAGTATGTTGTGTACAAGATGAAGAAGTAAAAGATGCACAGAAATATATAGAGGAATGTATGCGTTGGATACCCGATTGGGCTGAAGGACTACCGATTGACTGCGAATCGGGAATTGGTAAAAACTATGGAGACTGTGAGTGAGTATTACTCCTTGGTCATTCAGTAGGATAAAAGCATTTGAGCAATGCCCGAAACAATTTTACCATATTAAGATAGCTAAAGATTATGTGGAAGAAGAAACTCATGCCATGCGTTATGGTACTGAGGCTCATCTAGTAGCTGAAGAATATATTGGTAGCAATAAGCCCGTGCCTAACAAATTTAAATTCATGAAACCAGTGCTTGACTCACTTAAAGCTAAAAAAGGAGAAAAGCATTGTGAAATGAAGTTAGGACTCGACAGGGGACTGAAGCCGTGTAGCTTTACATCAGAACATGTTTGGTGGCGTGGTATTGTTGACCTCGTAATCATCAAAGATAAGAAGGCGTGGATTGTAGATTATAAGACAAGTAAATCTGCATTATATGCTGATAAAGGGCAATTAGAACTTATGGCACTTGCAACATTCAGATATTTTCCGAAGGTGGAAAAGATAAACGCAGGGTTATTATTTGTTGTATCTAATAATTTTATTGCAGAAACTTATACTAGTGATATGATTGTTCCATTATGGAAAAAATGGATAGGTAATTTTAAACGCATGAAAACAGCTTATGACAAAGACATATGGAACGCCCGTCCCAGTGGTTTATGTAAACGTCATTGTGTTGTTATAGAGTGCATACATAATGGGAGTAATTAATGGCGTACACTAAATCCCCAAGACCTTATAAAAAAGAATACAAGAAGCAAAAAGCCCGAGGTGAGCATCCTGCTAGAATGGAACGTCAACGTGCAAGAAGAGCCTTAGATAAAAAAGGTGTTAACAGAAAAGGTAAAGATGTTAGCCACAAGAAGATGTTGAGTAAAGGTGGCAGTAATAAAGACGGATACAAATTAGAAAGCCCATCTAAAAATAGAAGTAGAAACGGGCAAAAGAAGAAAAAGACAAAAAAATAAGGCTCTAGGAAGCGTCAGGAGTGCCTTGTTTTAACCCTCCGTGTATGATTGCACCCTAGAAAAAGACTAAAATCACAGATTTTTATCTGTTGCGAAGGAGAAAATTTTGAAGATATTTGATGGTAGAGCACTACTGCTCAAGTTACGTAACCCATTTAAAGTCATAGAAGCAATACCAAAAAGTAAGAAGCTATCAGCCCATGAGATTGTTGTGAACTGGGGGTTAGAAGAAGCACAAACTTTAAACAATTTAAATATTAACGTATTATCACCTATACATAAACGCTATGGCTGGCCAGGGAACCATAAACCTTTCGCTCATCAGAAAGCTACAGCCTCATTTTTTACACTTAACAAGAAATCTTTTTGTTTTAACGAGCAAGGTACGGGTAAAACTGCTAGTGCTATATGGGCATCAGACTATTTAATTAAGGAAGGGGCGATAAAAAGAGTATTAGTTATATGTCCTTTATCTATAATGGATTCAGCATGGGGGGCTGATTTAGCTAGTTTTGCTCCCCATCGTACAGTTGATATTGCATATGGAAAAGCATCCCAACGCAAGAAGATAATAGAAAACAACGCAGAGTTTGTTATTATTAACTATGATGGTGTGGAGATTGTATCTGAAGAAATACTTAAAGGGGGATTTGACCTTGTAATAGTAGATGAAGCAACACATTATAAAAATGCCCGTACAAAAAGATGGAAAATATTAAATAAAATATTACAAGTTAACACGTGGTTGTGGATGATGACAGGAACTCCCGCTGCTCAAAGCCCTTTAGATGCTTACGGGTTAGCAAAACTTGTGAACCCAAAAAGCGTACCTAGGTTTTTTGGTTCGTTTCGTGACATGGTGATGAATAAAATTACACAGTTTAAGTGGGTACCAAAAGCTAATGCAAAAGAAATAGTATTCAACGCCTTACAGCCTGCTATACGATTTACTAAAGATGAGTGCCTAGACTTACCACCAATGATTTATGTAAAGCGTGAAGTAGAACTTACTCGTCAACAGATGAAATATTATAAGCTATTAAAAACAAAGTTAATTATGAACATCACGGGCGAACAGGTAACAGCTATGAATAGTGCTGTAGGTATGAACAAGTTACTGCAAATATCAGCAGGGGCAGTATACACTGATGATGGAGAGACTTTAGAGTTTGATATACAGCATAGGTATAGAGTACTCAAAGAAGTTATTGATGAGTCAAGCAAAAAGGTCTTGGTATTTGTACCTTTTAAACATGTAATAGATATACTAACAGATAAACTTCGGGCAGATGGGATACCCACTAATATTATACGAGGTGATGTATCCGCACCTCAAAGGACAGCTATATTTAAACAGTTTCAAGAAACATCAAATCCACGTGTTCTGGTTATACAACCTCAGTCAGCGGCACATGGTGTTACGTTAACAGCCGCAAATACTGTTGTATGGTGGTCGCCTACTAGTTCGTTGGAAACATACTCTCAAGCTAACGCACGTGTTCACAGGTCAGGACAAACACATAAATGTACTGTTGTTCAATTACAAGGTTCCACCGCAGAAAAACACGTTTACAGGCTTTTAGATAATAAAATAGACGTACACACAAAAATAATAGAACTTTACAAAGAAATACTTGACTAACACATTGTTAGTAATTATATATAATTATATGATAATAACAGGAGATATTAATGAGTGAAGTCTCTGCCGATAAACTAACAAAGGCATATATAAAGATAAGAGCAAAGCGAGCAGAATTATCTAGGAATTTTAAATCTGAAGATGATTTGCTTTTAGAGCAGTTAGAAAAAATAAAAAGTGCACTCCTCGACTACTGTTCAGAACAGAATGTTGAGAGTGTCAGAACTTCTGAAGGTTTGTTTTATAGGTCTATTAAGACTAAGTATTGGACAAGTGATTGGGAAGCCATGCACAAATTTATACTAGAGCATAACGTACCCGAACTTTTGGACAAACGGCTTAACCAAACTAATATGAAGCAATTCTTGGAAGAAAACCCCGATGTACTCCCTCAAGGATTAAATAAAGACACGGAGTACGCAATAGCAGTGAGGAAAGCATAATGGATAATCCAAAATATGTACCAATCGAAGATGTGGCAAAATACTTCTCAGTATCCATATCTACAATCCGTGCGTGGGTTCGTCAGAATCAGATACCTAAAGATACTTATATAAAAGTAGGTAATACTTATAGGTTTTGTGTTGATGATATGGCTAACGCACTTACTAAAGCAAAAGACCCCGAGAAAGAGACACAAGAAGAATTTCAGACTCAAGCAAGGGAAGCTTTTGATAACATAGACGATGATGTTTAACAAACTAATGGGAGAATGAAATGGCATCAGAAATAAAATTAAATCATAATATAAATAATGTTGAGGCTTTGTGGCCTCGTATAGATAAGCCATATAGGTATGACACTATGGAACAAAGAACTATTCCTTGTAATCCTACTGATGATGGTGCAAGTTATACTCTTCAGTTTCGTATGACTACTGAGCAAGCCAAGGATTTGTGGAGTAAGATGGCTCACGCATACTTGAATAAAAAAGAAGAGAGTTGGCCTGCAGAGTTTGACAGACCTTTTAAGAAAGAAGAAGATGGAACTTGGACTTTTAAGGCGAAGTTAAAAGGTGCTTATGGCACTGATGCAACTAGAAAACCTACACAATATGACGCAAAGGGTGTTAAGTTACCCGATGATTTCCAGTTAACTACTGGTAGTAAAGTTAATATTGCCGTAGTGTTTGTTCCTTACTACATGCGTGAGGCAGGAGTATCATTAAGATTACGTGCCGTGCAAGTTCTTGAATTAAAGGAAATGAAAGAAGAATCTCCTTTTGCTTCTGTAGATGGATTTCAATTTAGCAAAGAAGATAATCCTTTTGATGCAAAAGCTAAAGTTGAAAAACCAACTGAAGAACCAGTAACAGAACCAAAAAAAGTTACTAAAAAATCCACACCTACTCCAAAAGATGTTGACGAAGATTTAAGTGCAATCGTTGCTGATTGGGACGATTAAATACTATACTGCGACTAGGCTTATGCTGAAAAGGGTATGCACCTATACCTCTGTCGCAGTAACTTTTGGTGTAGGGGGAAGTTGTGGAAACAAAAACATTTTTAGAAAGAGCATTAGGGAATGAAGGTAGTTATTGTGTATTTGCTTTCAGAACCCGTGATGACAAGAGATTACAGAAATTTTATACATCTATAGACCATGTTATAGATGTAGCTACGAATTTAGATAAAGAAGGTTATGATGTATATTTTGCGTTAGCAACGTTCAAAGAAGCGGGATCACGTAAGGTAGACAACGTGAAACAGCTTAACAGTTTCTTTTTAGATTTAGATTGTGGGTTAAGCAAAGATTACAAAAGCCAAGAAGATGCTATCAAAGCATTAAAATTATTTTGTAACAAATTTAGATTACCTAGACCTACCATGATTAATTCGGGTAGGGGCGTACATGTGTATTGGTTCTTAACAGAGCCAATAGGTTTAGATAATTGGTTACCCGTTGCCAGCCGACTAAAGACATTATGTGCACAGAATAACTTGTTAGCAGACCCTGCTGTAACGGCAGATGGGGCCCGTGTGCTTAGGATACCGAACACGCATAACTATAAAACTGATCCACCAAGTGAGGTAGGTTTATTCGGTAATGAAATGGCAGAAGCTATACATATAGATTATTTTGCGGAGTTACTAGGGGAAGATGTAATTCAAGTACCCCAAAAACGAGAGCAGGAAAACAATCCTACTTTAGATGCTTTAAGAGGTAATATTGAAAGTGTATTTAAAGATATACTTACAAAAACCTTAAATGGTAAAGGTTGTGAACAATTAAAACATATTATTAAAAACCAAGAAGAAATAAGTGAACCCTTATGGAGAGCAGGGTTATCAATTACTAAACATTGTGTTGATGGTGATAAAGCTTCGCATATAATTTCTAAGAACCACCCTAATTATACACGAGAAGAAACTATCAGGAAAATGGAAGCTATAAAAGGTCCATACTTGTGTGCTACGTTTGATGAATACAATCCTGATATATGTATAAACTGTCCTAATTGGGGTAAGATAAAATCTCCTATAACACTAGGACATAGAGTACGAGAAGCTACCGAAGAGGACAATGTTGTTGAAGCTCCTGCGTTTGACCTTCCCGATACTCCTCTTAACAAATATACAATTCCAATGTATCCTAAACCATACTTTAGAGGTGTAAATGGTGGTGTTTATATCCGTAGCACAAACGCTGATGGAGAAGCAGAAGATAAACTAATATACCATAACGACTTATACGTTGTTAGACGACTGAGAGATATAGAAATTGGGGAAGCCGTAGTGATGCGTTTACATTTACCTAGGGATGGGGTACGGGAATTTACATTACCCCTAACTGCGGTGACTTCTAGAGAGGAATTTAGAAAATACATGTCTATGCAGGGCGTGGCAGTAACAAGGATGGATGAACTAATGACATATACAACAACATGGGTAAACGAGTTACAGGCAAACAGCGTAGCTGATGAAGCACATAAGCAATTTGGTTGGTCGAACGAGGAATGTAAATCCTTTATACTAGGTAATCAGGAAATACTTAAAGATAAAGTGGATTTTAACCCTCCTTCTACACAAACAGCAGGATTATTTCCTGCCTTTGAACCAAGAGGTACTATGGAAGGTTGGAAAGAGGCCATTAATTTTTACAATAGGGAAGGCTTTGAATTACATCAATTTGTAGTTGGTACTTCTTTTGGCTCCCCGTTGATGCAGTTTTCACCTATAAACTGTGCAGGGCTCCATATATACAGTAAGGAGTCAGGAGTAGGTAAGACAACAGCTATGGCAGCTGCAGCTTCTGTGTGGGGTAGACCTGAAGACCTTATTATTCATGAACGGGACACATTTAACACCAAGATGAATAGGGGGGAAGTGTATCATAACTTACCTTTATATATGGATGAATTGACCAATACGCATGGTAGAGAATTGAGTAACATAGCCTATCAACTTACGGGTGGTAGACAAAGAGGGCGTATGTCCAGTGGTAGTAATACTGAACGGATTAGAGGTGAATCTTGGAGATTGCTTGCTGTAACTACTGGTAATACAAGCATGATAGAACGAATAAGCATAATAAAGGCAATGCCTAAAGCGGAAGCACAGAGAATAATGGAGTGCAGGGTTAAACGCATACAGTTTGAAACTAAGGAAGAAACAGACGTGTTTAGCAGTGCCATACAAGATAATTGTGGTCATGCAGGCAAAGAATATATTCAATTTGTAATGCGAAACCTTGACGGAGTTAAAAAATTATTGGCTGATATACAGTTAAAAGTAGATACAAAAGCAGGGCTTACAGCTGAAAACAGGTTTTGGTCTGTATTAATTACCTATACTATTACAGGATTGATATTAGCCAAGAAGGCAGGGTTAGTAAATTATGATTCTCATGCTATATTTAAATGGAGTGTAGATCAACTTAAAGAAAATAAACGTCAGGTAGACGATATGAGTATTTCTGTTGAGGAAGTGTTAAATGACTATATACATGAGCATTGGAGTAATGTGCTATGGATAAAAAGCACAGATGATTTACGTAAACAGACAGATAAAGAGCAAGTCATAATACCCGAAGCGTTACCAAGAGGTAAGTTAGTTGCACGATATGAAACAGATTTGAAGAGAGCTTATCTTGTTCCTAAACCTTTAAAGGTTTGGTGTGGCGATCAACAGATAAATTATAACTCGTTTGTACATGATTTACAGCACAAGCTTGGGGCCCGTAGGAGTAAGATGAGGCTGAGTAAGGGCACCCATATGAATTTACCTCCCACAGATGTAATCGTAGTAGATTGCTCAATAGACAAAGAGGAAGGTCTTGGTACTCAGGCAGAATGATCTAAACCCTGATGGCATAAGGATTAGAGTCAACTGGGAACACATGTTAATAAGTTACTCTGTATTTATCTTGTGTATTAACACCCGGGCAGCTGTTAAGCAAATAAAAGACATTGCAAAACGAATGAATTGGAGTGTAGAAACTCGAGTTGTTATAGAGGAGGGTAGACTGGGCG